CCTTCGTACACCCGCAAGGGGGTGGGGCCCGGAAGAACCTACGGCCGGCGGGGGTGGGGGGCTGTCCCCTCACCTCACCTTGTCGAGCTCGAGGGGGAGCAGGCGCACGTACGCCGAGGCAAAGATCTCAGTTGCACGCGTTTGCACCTCGTGGATGAACCCCCCGTCCGCGAACACGTCGCTGACCTTCGTGCTGAAGATCTCTTCGATCGGCAGGCGCTCAGGTCCTCGACGACGGAACACCCCACGGTGCCCACTCTTCAGGATCGTGATGAACGCGGACTTGATGAGCTTGCGCTTTCCGACGTTGACCTGGACGGACACGCCCTTCGCCGTCTGCCGCGCGGGGTATTCGGAGATCGCGATCGGTCGCCCGCTGACGTCCATGCGCCAGACGAGCGCGGTGATTTCTCGCTTGTCGCCCGGATACGCGAGGGGCAGCGCTCTGTTGAGCTTGCCGAGCTTCATCCTCTTGCGCCCGCGGATCTTCTTCGTGCTCGCGATCCGCATCGCCTTGATCGCGTCGTTGCCAGCCTTGCCAAGGGCGCGCACGATCGCGCGCTCGATCTTTCGATTGCGCCACGGCTCGAGGTCGCGCGAGTCGATGGTGAACTCGAGGGAGATCACCTCGCACACTCCCGCGCGCCGCTCGGACGCGGACCGCTCGAGGCCCACTGCCACTGGATCACTTTGCCCGGCACGGGTGGAGCATCGCGAGGTAGCACGTAGCAGGTCAACGTCTTGCCCTTCACCTTCGTCACCAAGTAGCGCCGCCCGCTGATCGTTCGCAGTTCGTCGCCCGCGTCGGGCGGTAGTCCCCAAGCGAGGCGCAGCTTCACTTCTTCGCCGGCTTGTCTCACGAGCGCGCTCTTGGTGGGTCGCCCGGTCGGCATCAGAACTCAATCAGCGCCGCTGGATCGTGCTCGAACTTCAGGCAGGCGCAGGTGAGGCAACCGAACTGCTTGTGAGGGTCGCGCTCGTCGTCGTGCTCCTGCTCGTAATGCCCGCAGACGCACCGGCGCTCGGGCTCGACGTGCTCGACGACGGCCGTCGAGATCGTCTGAGGCTCGGCTGCAGGAGCGACGGTCCCGAGATCGGCGAGCACCTCGCGCAGGTTCTTCGTGAGGTTGTGCGCGTCGAAGGTGCTCTGCGGGTGATCGCTGGTCGGCTCGCGTTCGGAGTGCTTGGTGAGCTTCCGGATCACCTCGCGCTCGCGCATTGTCAACCGAGCGATCTCGGCGCGCAGTTGGTCGCGCTCTGCCTCAACGCCGCGGATTGGGTGCTGCTCGCACTCGCCGATGTGGGCGAGCACCTCTTCGTGCGTAGCGTTGCTGACGATCGCCTTGCAGAAAGAGCAGCGGCCTTGCGGGGCGGGAGCGTTCCCGAGCTCGACGCCAACGTACCTCAGGAGCGCGGTGAGCCTGACCACCTCGCGCTCGAGGCGATCGAGGCGTTGTTCGGCGGTGAGGGGGAAGCCTTGGGGTCTGGCCATGTGCGGATCTCCTGTTAGTGTGACAAGTGGGTGGGCGCTCGCGTTCGCCTGAGCGCCGCGCGCCGATTTCGTTTCCCTGGTCGGCGTGTGGTGCTCACTTTGGGCACCGCTCGATCAACCAGCGACGCACCGGCGGGCGCGTGCCGAGGTGGAAGTGGAAGATCACCGCGCTCGGGAAAGGCGCATTCGCCGCAGCCTTGCTCCCGGGCTTGGGCTTGAAGTCCTTCGGCGGATTGAAGCCGAGCCGCGTCGGCACCGAATGGATCCCGGTGATCAGGTGGGCCCAGCGCAACCAAAGGACGCGGTTCTTCTCGTCGTAGAAACTCGACCGGAGCTTGCCTGCCTCGCCATCCTCGGAGAGCGCGCCGATCGACCACCAGTGAGTTTCCGGGCGGTACGGCACGAGGCTCGCGCTCATGCACGGGAGGTTGAGCGCGGAATCGCGCGCTTTCGGCACCCAGAGGTTGCAGAAGCGATACTCGGGATTGCTGAAGACGCGCAGCCCGCGCCAGCTGTAGTTGAGCCCATCGGCTTCGATGAAGTGCGGCAGCTTCGCGTCGCCCGCGGCCGCGCATCCGTCGGTGGTGAACCGGCAGACCTCGTGGAGCCGGGCGAAGTAGTCGTCCGGCGTGCCCCAGTTCTGATGCTTCGAGGTCATCAGGGCGCGGAGGTTCTTCGCGATCGTGGTCATCGGCAGCCCCGGCACGCGTCGATGTGAGATTGAGCGTCGCGCAGGATCGCTTCGATCTCTTGGTCAACCGAGACCGCGGTATCCGCCTCAACACGCGCGCGGGTCCGGGCTTGATCCATCCATCGGCATTCTTCGCAGATGTAGTGTCCGTCGGTCTGGCACGCCCCGGCCGGTATGCCTTCTTCGAACACCGCGCACGACTCGAGCCGATCGGCGAAATCCTGTCTCACGGCTTCCCCGCTTCGGCCTCAGCCGCGGCACGCTTGTCGGCCTCGATCTGGTTGCAGCGTTCCTTCCAGAGCCGATCGCGGAAATCGGGCTCGCTCGAGGGCCTGAGGTGTTTGCCCTCGGGCGATGCTTGGAACTCCATCTCGTGCGCCAGGCAGAAAGGGCGAACCTTGCCGTTGACCAGTTGGCGCGCGCCGCACTGGACAATTCCGCAGATCATCGACGGCCCCTGGCGAAGTGGGTTCTGCGCCGTTCCTTGTCGGCTTCGGCTTCGTCGGCCTGCCTCGAGCCCACCATCGCGTCGGGCGTGCGAATCCCAGAGCCGTTGCACATCATGCACTCGCCGCCGGCTTGCCAGAACCCGTCGAGGCGCTGGCCCCCGGCGCAGGTCGGGCACGGGTCATCCCGCACGAGGGCCTCGAGCTCGTTTCGTTCGTCGCAGCTGCTCTGGGCGACGGTGCTCATGGTGCTGGCGCCTCGAGCACCACAAGACCGCGGCGAATGCTCCGGGGCGAGCCCTCGACTACGCGCCAGCCCGCGCGAAGGAAGCACCGCCCCGGGTCGCGCTTGGTGCGCGTCTTCCCCGGGTCGACCTCGGTGCGCAGCGGCACCTCAGGCAGCCGCCCGTGGCGCTGGCGCCAGAACTCGTAGGTGCGGGCAGTCGCCTCGCGCACCAGGTCAGAGGACAAGCCCCCCCCTTCGTTGCGGAAGATCGCAACGCGCCAGTGGAGCCCGCCAACAGGATCGAGGTTCTCGATCACGCCCCAGACCGCGCGGGCGCAGTCGGTGAGGAGCACCAAGGTCTTCCCGTTCGCCATGAAGTCGCGAGCGCCGACGGTCTGCCGCGAGTAGTGGCGATCGGCTAACACCCGAGCGCGGGGATCGGTCCGTTTGACCTTGTGCCAGCGGCCTTCGAGGAAGTTCATTCGCCCGGCCCTGGCTCAATCAGCCGCACCAGCTTGCCGCAACGCCGGCACACCGCGACGAGCGGGATCACCGCCGACCGCATGCCCCCGTCGTAGCGCCAGTTGTGCCCGAGCACTTGGCACCACAGCCGGCGCAGCCCTTCCTCGAACTGCAACCACCGCCACTGGAGTCGCTCGCGCCAGTTCACCATGGACTCCCTGGGCGAAGGCTCGCGCGAAAGCGCACCTCGGCCGCGCCGACATGTGCGAGCGCCACTGCGTCAGAGGCATTGTCGCCGACCTTGCCGGCCGGAATCAGCGCGGCCGCGTTCGGGTAGATCCGCTCGACGGCCGCGCGCACCTCGTCCTTGTCGACCTTGCGCCTTGCTCCGCTGTTCGCCAAGCGCTTGATCGCCGATGGCTGAACGGTGTGGAGCGGCACCAAGAGCGAAGCCGCAACCCCATCGATCAATCCGAGGCAACGGCCTTGGGCGCACGCCGTCGTGAAGCGGTCACCGAACACGCCGAGGGCCTCGACGAAGAACGTCACGGGCTCCTCGTGCGACGGGTTACCCGTTTGGGCTCTTCGGTGTTCTGTCGCGCGCAGCTGCTCGACGAGTTCGACCAGGCACCGCGAGATAAACCCGAAGCGGTCGGCGTTGTCGTCGGAGACCATCAGGCCCTTTGCGTGGCCCTTCTCGGTGCTCCACACCCCGCAGCGCTCAAGCACCTCGTCGCGGATCACCGCCCAGCCGAAGCCTCTCACGCTGGGGTCGAGGCCCACTGCGATCAAGATTTCACCTCGCGGAACTTCCTCGCCGCGGTGAACTTGAGCTTGCGCTGGGCTGGCACCTCGACCCAGACGCCGCGCACAGTCCTCGAGCGCCGCGGCGCGTGCGTGACGTAGCGGAACGTTCCGATCGGCAGCCGCACCGCGTGCTTCCGCGCGAGCACCTCGATCTGCTCGAGGAACGCGTGGAGCAAGAGCCGCGCGGCCGGCTCGGTGAAGAGCCCAAGTCGCCGAGCCCGCTTCGTCTCCGCGAGCGTCGCTGCGAGCAGTTGGTCGAAGTGTCGCGCCATCATCGGTCCCCTTGTTTCGTTCGCTCGAGGATCGCGCGGTCGAACGCGGCGAGCAGTTCCACACGCACGCCCTTCCACCCGCGCCCGCGGCGCTGATCGAGCCAGACGTCGAGCGTCACCGCTGCCCCGGGCGCCTTCGCGAGTTCCACCGCGCGCAGCCCATCGGCGTTGTCCTGGCTTTCGGCCCAGCGAAGGATCGCGCGCTTGCACCGAGCCCATGCCGGCGTCGCCGACGCCTCGAGCGCGTCGAGCGTGTCGGCCGCCGCGTCGCCCTTCGCGTGACGCTCGATCGCCGCGTAGAGATCGCGCTCACCGTCGGCCACCGCGGCGCGGGCACGCTTGAGGATGGCTCGCACGCTCACGGCTTGCCCTCGCGAATCTTCTTCGCCACCGACACAATGTCCGCGACAAGGCGGCCCTGCTCTTGCTCATAGAACCACTCGTTGTCGAGCTCTTCGAGGTAGCGATCGGCGTCGATGGCATAGGCGCGCAGCACGCGGAATAGCCTTGCGCGCCACAGCAACCGAAGCAGGATCACGTTCAGGTAGACCTCGGTGTCGGTCCAGTCTGCGCAGTTCACGGTTTGGCCTCGAGCAGATCGAGTTGAGGCGGCTTCACCTCGGCGGGCTTGGGCAGAGCCGCGACGAGCTCGCCGCGGACACGAAGCCGCTCGAGCCGGCGCTTCTCGCCATTCATGACGATCGCGGATTCCTTCGAGGCCTCGCGCGACGCCTTTTCCTCGCGCGCTTCCTGCTCGAGGTTCACGAGCCGCCCGCCATCGACGTCGAGCATCGCGGCCTCAACGTGCGCTTCGAGTTCGATCGTCTCGCCGGTGCCTGGGCCCTCGGTGTTCTTCAGCACGGTCCCGCGGAGTGCGCGGCCCTTCGTTTTCCACAACCCGAAGGCGAAACGGCAGACTTTCCCGATCCCGCTCGACTCGGCGATCTCGGCCAGGCGCGGCGGGCGGTGTTCGTCGCGCTCGCTGTCTGGCCGCGTGGTGTGGGCCGCGGCGATGATGGGGATTTCGCGACGGTCGGCGAGTTCAGCGAACCCTTCCGTCGCCTCAGCTACGGCTTCGTTCCGCTTTTCGTTGATCCACTGGCGCCGGAAGTTCCCGCCAAAGGGCGCCGGCCGGGTGTCGAGGTGGGTGAGGTTGTCGAAGAGGATCTCACGCACGCCGAAGTGGTGAATCCAGACCCTCGACAAGTGGATCATGTCCGGCGCGCGGATGCGCCGGTAGCGGTAGACCTGCACCCGCGAGAGGAGCCGGTGGTACTCGGGCTCGAGGGAGCGCAAGAGCGAGCGCTGATCTTCAGTCAGGCGCACTGAGCCCACCGCGCCGACTGGCAGCCCGAGGTCAAGGGCCGTCCACCGCTTGAGCAGCCACTTCGATCCGTCCTCGAGCGCGAAGAGGCCGACCACGAGTTCCGGCTCGGCGAGCAGCTGAGCCTTGATCATCCCGGCGAGGAGGATGTTCTTTCCCACTCCGGGCTGGCCTACCAGCACCCCGAACTTCGGCGGGAAGCCGCCGATCCCGTTGTGCGGAGTCGTCACCTGGTCGAGCAGTTTGATTCTCGTGAGGATCCCCGGGGTCGTGCCGGTCCTCTCGCGGCGCTCCCAGTTCTCCGCCTGCTCCACCACGTCGCTCGCGGCTGTTTGCCCTTGGACGTCGGAGCGCGCGAGGGCGTTGCTCGCTTGGTCGAGTTCGGCTGCGACGGAGGCTGCGTTGAAGTTCCCGTTGCGGAGATCGCGCGCGGTGCTCTCAAGCCGTTCGGCGATGGCGCGCCCGAGCACGCCGCGGCGGAGATCGCCCGCCACCTGGGCGAAGCTCTCTCGGCTCAGGGTGTTCGCAGCTGCAAGCGACGCCAGCCAATCGCGGTCGGCCTCGCAGAACATTCCGAAGGGCGGGTTCTTGCCGGCGCTGTGGACCGTGGCGATCGTGGTGAACTTTCCGTGCTCGGCGAGATACGAGACGACCCGCCACGCCGATCGCACCTTCACGTCGCGGAGATCGTCCGGGGTGAGGCCCGACACCTCGAGCAGATCCTTGGCGGTGCTGGCCGACGTCGCCGGCGCCTGGTCGCAGAGCTCCAGCACGCACCCGAGCAGCGTGCCCTCGACGATGCTCGGCACCTGGGCCGGGCGCAGCTGGCGGATCGGCTCGCTCACCCGCTGAGCCTCGCGAGCAGGCCGGGCTGGTTTTTCTCGGGCTTGCCGATCAGTTGCACCTGCTCAGAGGCGAACGCGCTGAACGGGAACGGCGGGATCATCTTCGCGGCCCAGGGCTGATCGAACCACAGCGTAAGAAGCCGATCCCACCCGCTCAGCGGTGGATCACCGGGATTCAGGAGCGCCGGGCGGCTGAAGCTCTCTGCCTCGACGCTCTTGAGGATCGGACTGATCGCCATCGTGACGTAGGCCCAGTTCGGCTCCTGGTCGGGCACGAAGGGGATCTGCAGTTCGTCCAGGACGATCCGCCGGGTCAATTGGTACTCCTCGTAGGCGAAGACCTGGGGCGACTTCGCGCGGGGGGCGGGCGGGGGAGCAGGCGGGATCGCTGGAAGGTCTGGTTGCCGTTTTCCGTTCTTCTTCGACCGATGACCCCTCCTCGATCCTCGATCCTCGATCCCTGATCCTCGATCCCTTCCCTGATCCTTGATCCCTTCCTCGATCCTCCCGGAATTTTTCCGGGCTCCTCCGGAATCACTCCGCAGTTCCTCCGGAGAAACGAGTATCGAACTCTCGGGATCTTGGGGGCTTGGGAACTTGCTCGCCGCTGGGTGGCTGATCCTTTGATGATTCGGCCACCCTGTCACAACCCCGAAAGTGTCTCCCCGATTGCGGAAGAGCACGATTTTACCCTCGCAGACCAAATCGGGGAGCACCCGGAGCAGGGTCCGGGTTGCGTCTGCATCGAACGGAAGCACCCCAGACGCAAGCGAGCGGAGCGATCCGCGGAAGCGCCCGTGGTCATCTGCCAGGCTAATCAATCCGAGAAAAACAAGGCGCCCGTCGCGGGTCAGCCGGCCGTTCGACTCGCTCGTCCAGAACTCCGGTTTCACCGTTCGGATTCGTGGCAAACGCCCTCCGCAAAAACAGCCCCCGCGCGGCCTGGACGCCGCGGCGGGGTTCGCCGGTGCCTTGGCAAAAGTGGTGGAGATCGTTCCGGGTCCAGCCGGTGCGCGCGCAAGATGCCGTAGCCGACGGGCAGAAGTCAAGCGTCGCGGCTCGAGCAACGACGGACTCGCGCTTGTCGCCCCTTCGTGCTACCACCCGCGCGTCGCTCGGGTTCTCAGCCGATCGTTTTCCAACCCTGTGCGCGCCTTCGGGCTCGCCTCGCCGCGCCGCTGCCTGAGAACAGCGCGCGGCGGCAGTTTGGAGGAGACCAGCATGGGCACGAGGCAAAGCGAGATCCCTGGCACCGAGCGGAAGATCGATCGCAAGGTGACTGCGGCGGCCGAGTTGTTCCACGGGGAGTTCATGAAGTGGAAAAAGCTCGGGAAGAAAAAAGACGAAGCGAAGGACGCGCTGATCGCGGTGATGCACGAGAAGGGGCTGACGATCTACTTCGACGACACGGTGATCCCGCCGCTCGTGGTGCGCACCACCGACAAGACGACGGTGAAGGTCGAGGCGAAGAAGAAGCCGGAGCCGGCCGAGGACGACGGGAAGAAGACGGGCGGTGACGCGTGAGCCGCGAGCCGAAGCCGGTGGAGCCGCGCGCCGCGATCGAAAAGCCAGGCGAGAAGCACCCGGCCATGTCGGCCGCGCTGGCATTGGCTCAAGACAAGCTCAAGGTGACCGAAGCGGCCACCGCGCTCCGGGTTGCGACCGCGGCGATCGAGAAGCTCGAGGGGGAGCGCACCGGACTCAGGCGCCACCTCGAGCAGTTGGAGAGCGATCTCCGCACCGGGATGGCGCGGGCCGATCGCGAGCGCAACGTGCTGGCCCACGAGCTCGCGGCCAGCGAAGAGCGGAGCGCGGCGCTGGCGAAGCGGCTCGAGGTGCTCGAGACGAACCCGCCGCGCCTGCTCGGGCGGGTCGAGGCAATCGAGGCGCTGATCGAACTGCGCCCGTCGAAGTCGGCGAAGGCCTGACGTGGCCGGCCCGATCGCCAACGGGATTCACCACCTCACCCGCGCGGAGTACGACGCGATCGACCGGATGAATTTTTCCAGACTCAAGCTGCTCGAGAAGAGCCCGGCGCACTTCAAGTGGGCGCTCGATCATCCGAACACGGGCGACACCGAGGCGAGGATGCGAGGGCGGGCGGTGGCGCTCGCCCTCTTCGAGCCCGACGTCTTCGAGCAGGTCGCCGTTTGGCGCGGCAAGTCCAGGCGCGGCGATGCCTGGGAATACTTCGTCCGCCGGCACCCGGGCGACGAGCACCTCACCGCGGAGATCTACGATCTGGCTCGGGCCATCGCCAAGGCGGTGCGCTCGAACCCGCAGGCTTCGAACCTGCTCAAGCCCGGAACGCGCGGCGAGGTTTCGATCCTCTGGACGCACACCGCGCCGGCGATCCCGGGCTGGGGCGAGCCATACCGTTTCGAGTGCAAGGGCCGCGTCGACTACCTCGACCAGCTGGCGATCGTGGATCTGAAGAACGCGATCGACGTGAGCCCCGACGGCTTCGGGCGTGCGGTGGCCACGTATTCGTGGCACGTCCAGGCCGCGTTCTACTCCGACGGGGTTGAGGCGGTGACGGGGCGCGCGCTGCCCTACTTCCTGCTCGCGGTCGAGCCGGATCCGCCCTTCGTCGCTCAGGTATACGCGGTGCCGCAGTGGGTGATCGATCTCGGGCGCGACACGTACCGCACCTGGCTCGATCGCCTCAACATCTGCCGGCAGACCGACGAGTGGCCGGGCTACGCGTCGAGCCAGCTGCAGTTGGAGCTACCGCGCTGGCTGACCCCGGATCTGATTGACGGTTGAAGCAAACGCAAAACAGGGAGACGAACCGATGAACGCGAACGTGCTGATTGAGTCGAAGATGATGGTGAGCGCGGAGTTCGGCGTTGGCGCGATTCCGCGCGAGCCGCTGGTGACGATCGACAGGATCGCGATCGAAGCCCAGGATAAAGACGGGAAAGAGAAGTGGGCGGTGTTTTTTTTTCGCGAGCCTTGGGCGAAGCCGCTCAAGATGAATCGCCACTCGCAGAAATGCTGCATCGCCATGTTCGGCACCGAGACGGATCACTGGATCGGCAAGCGCCTGGCCCTCACCGCGGTGGCGGGGGTCTACTTCGGCGAGCGCGGCACCGCGGTGCGGATCAAGGGTTCGCCTGATCTCGCCTCGCCGCTCAGCGTCTCGGTGAAAAAACGCGGGAGCAAACAGCCAGACGTCTACAACCTGATTCCGATCGGCAGAACTCCGAGCGCGCCGGCGCCGCGCGACACCTCCGCGCCGTCGCCGGGGCACAACCCGTCGCCCTCAGCTGCGCCGACGTCCCCAGCGACGGGCCAGGGCGCGCCGTCGCCCGCCGCGGCCGGCGACGTCTCGAAACCCTCGAGCCCAGCTGCAGCAACGACGGCCGCGGGACCGTGCTTCACGTTCGGGGCGCACAGAGGCAAACCGATCAGCACCGCCGACGATGGCGCGCTGCTCGAGACGATCGGCGAGGCCGAGAAGAAACTGCTCGAGGAACCGAACGCCAGCTGGGCGAAGGGGGTCAACGATTGGATCGGCTTCTTCCGCACCGAGCTCGAGAAGCGGGCCATGGCGAGGATGGCGGCGGAGCAGGCGCGCGAACCTGGGTCGGACGACGGGTCGGTCGACGACGTGCTGCTCCTGTGATCTACGCGGCCCGGCGCGCGCGATCGGCCGGCACGTTCGCGCGCACCACGGCTTCGGCGCACTCGGGGCAGACCGAATTACCCACGAGCCGGTGTCGCGTGTTCGGGTGGTTCGCCTTGTGGACGGCGAGCGCGATCGGATCGTGGTTGATCGCGACGTCGATCGGCTTGCCCGTCGCGGCCTCGACTCCCACCGATGCGCCGCCACCACCGGCGAAGAGATCGACGTCGATCGGCTTGAGCCTCACGGGCCACCGCCGAACGGGCCGCCGTCGGTCACCTTGTCGAACGCTCCGGCGCCGAACACCTTGTCGAACGCTTCGGCCGACCACTTCGGGATGCGCGAACGCGCTTCGGCCTTCCGATGCGCTCGCCGGCTCTTCTCTTCGGCTTCTTCGTCGCAGGTCGGCGAGCAGGAGATCGATCCGTCCGGGGCGCGGATCCCAATGTCCGACGGGTAGAGGTGCTCGCCGCACTGCCCGCACTGGATCTCTACGACAGGAGGCGCGATCTCGACCTCGCGCGTATCCGGGTCCGGCCACGGTTCCCACTTCGCCTCGATCTCGTCGAGCCCGCGCTCCATGATGCCAGCGAGCGCGCGCACCCGCGCCGACTCGAGCGCCTCGACCCGGCGCGCCGCGTCCCGTTCGGCTTCGTCCTCCGCGATCTGATCTGAGAGCATCGCCGCGGCTTCGTCGGTGAGCCGGCCGCGCGTCCGGATCGCGGCGGTCAGTTGGCTCGCCGGGATCTCAATCGCGGCGGCGCGGTACGCGGCGAGCACGGCGATCCCGCGCGCGGTCAGCCTCAACACCCCGTCGCGGCCATGAGCCCGCCGGGTGCCGATCGCGAGCCCGGCCTTGAGGCACCGTCGAAGGTGCGGCAAGTCCGTTGCCGGGAATCGGTTGGCAGTGGAGGTCCGGCCCACCGGGAAAATTTGGGCCAGGACCCAGATGTTCGGGTCGGTGGGCGTGCCTTTGCGCGGTCGGTTCGGATTCTTCAAGTGGCCTCCCAGTCGACCGCAGGCCTGAGAGCGAGCGCGACGAGAGAGGCAGCCTCGCGCGTCGGCACTGCGCAGATCTCTTCGGTGCTGCCGTGCCAGCCGACGCGGACACTCCACCACGAGCCCACCGGCACCACCGAGGCGCGGGCGAAATAGCTGGGCTGGCGCGGCTCGCTGTCCCGCAGCGTCCGGGCGATGCCGCGCACCACCTGGCCGACCCGCCACGCGGACTCGCGGTGCCAGCGGTTGTCCACCGCCACCTCAATTCCGCTGTCCTCGAGGTCGCCAGCCTCGAGGCCCAGCGCCGCCGCGTGGTCCCGGCACCACAGCCACGCGATGGTGAGGGCGAGTCCGCCCTCAGGCGTCTCGGCCCAGCGGTAGCGCGAGTAGGGAGGCACGGGCTAGTAGCTCTCCGCGCGCGCCCAGAGCGCCTCACCCTCAGGAGCGTCAAGCGGCTCGACGCCAAGCACCTCCTCGTGGCGCCCGTTGGAGTTCACGTGCCGGCGCTGCCAGTAGCCTGTGCGCGTGCGCCGCACCTCGTGGAGCACCACGCCGCCCGCCGCCCGCTGGTCCTGTCCGCCGCCGGTGTATCCGCTGATCGCATAGGTGCTCCACGTGGTCCGATTCATTTGCTGCTCCTTTGGTGCCGCGCCCAGGAGCGAGCGCGGTGCTGCATGGTGCCGGGTAGCGCCCGGCAGTCGCGCTGTATGGCCCGCCCGCGAATTGATAGATAGCACGCGATGTGCCAGCGGCCGGGACGGGTGTCGCGGCCGGGCGCCATGTGATATCAGCCGATTACGTCAGCGCGCAAACAGGGTGCGCCCGGCCATTCGCGCGCTATCGACCGATATTAGGCCGGCGATTGACACGAATGTCCGAACCGTAATCGACCGATATCACTCGAAACCGTGATCCGGGTGTCGCGGCGTCGCGACCGATTTGTCAGGGGAACACGGGCCGGCGGCGAACCGTGGCCCGCAATCGGCTGATATCACCAGCCGGGGCCGCTGGCATATCGCGTGCTATCTATCTATTCCATGAACGCGACCCCGAAGAGCCCGAAGATCCAGACCCTCACTGCCCGGGATCGTAGCTTGGAGGAGTAGCAGCACCAGCGCCCCGGCCCCTCACGGACCGGGCGGGGCGCCCTGAAGTAAACCCGCAGCCAGGAGAATCCCATGAGCACTCAGACCGCCCCCGCCCCCGCCCCCGCCACCGTGCAGGTGTCGTGGATTTCCGCTGGCCTCCCGCCGCCGGAGAGCCTCCTCGACCTGGTGATGCAGGGCGGGGTCGGCATCCTCACTGCCGCTCACGCGAGCAGCAGCTACGGGCTCCCTGTCGTGGTGGTCGTCTGGGCCCCGGGCCGTGCGCCTGGGTCCGCACTCGGCCCCGCCGAGGTGGGCGCGCTCCGGGCCTCGCAGCTCAATCCCGACATAGATGACGGTGGCCCGGCCGAGCTGCCGCTGTCCGCCGCCCAACTCGCGCTCGTCGAGGCCGCGCGCCGCGCTGGGTACGATGTCGACGTGATTCCGCCGCGCCGCTGAGCCTCACCACCAGCGCCCCGGATCCCGCGCAAGGAACCGGCGGGGCGCCCTGTTCCACCCGCCACACCCGGAGAAAAACCATGAGCATTCGCAATCCGAAATTTTCGCGGCACACCAACGGAGAGGCGGCCGCCCATGCCGCGGTGGCCGCCCATGCCGCGGCGCTGGTGCCCGGGACACGAGTCGTCAGCACGCGAGGAGTCACGGGGACCATCCTCGGAGAGGGGCCGGGACTCGAGGTGCGGCTCGAGGGCGACGACGGCCTGCGGTGGTCGATCGATTTGCGCGACCTCGAGGCGTCGCCGTGAGCCGCAACGAATCGACAAGGTGCTGAGGTGATCCTCTTCTTTGGCTGCCGGAACGAATCCAAGGGGCACTACCTCTTCGATCGGCGCATGGACACTCCGCGCTACCCTGATCCCGAGGGCCACGGGTTCCTCCAAGGGTTCAGAATCATCCCGTGGAACGTGAACATCGACAGCGGACTTGCCCCGCGCACGAGCAGCAAGTCCGAAGCACCGAACGGCGTCGCCGGCTTCCACCAGAACGTGGCGTGGGTGGGCGCACCGGGCGAGGTTGTCTGGAGCGCGCTCGCGTGGTGGGACAACTCGGTAGACACGAGGCCCGGCTCCAACTGCGCGTTCCTTGTTGACCGGCGTTGTACACCTGCCGAGTTGCTCGCCGAGGCACGCGCCGCCTTCCCGCAAATCTTCGCGCGCTTCAAGTACGAGGTGGTGCTGCCCGGAGGTAGGTTGTGACGCGCGGCGATATCGAATCCAGAGCGCTCATTTATCTGCTCGAGATCATGCGCGAGTTCCAAGTCTCTCACGGAGTTGTCGAGCTGCAGCGTCACGACCTCCCTCTGGCAATCGCCCTCCTTCGCATTCAGAGGTTTGACGAGGCGATCTTCAACTTCCAGACGCCCCCCAACCCATCGTCATCCGCTGGCTCGCTCCTGACGCGCCTCGAGCGACTCGAGGCCGAACTCAACTCGTCGAAGGCCCTCATCCAGGTCGCAGAGGACAGGCTCCGAGAAGTCGGCCTCTCGTTCGAGTCGCTCGCCCACCTCGAGAACGCCCAACTGAAGGAGCGTCTCGGCAAGATTGAGCGGGGCGAATGGGCGCCCAAGACCTTCACCACCACCGCCAGCACCATGGCGAAGGCTCTCATCCCATTGGCGAGCGACGAAACGGAGAAGCAGGTATGAGCCTCGAATCCGATCAGATGCTCCGTCGCACCGGCATCACTGCGCGCGAGGCAGTCGCCCTGGCCGGCCTCAACCCGTGGGCCTCGCTGACCGCCATCTACGACGCGAAGGTGCTCGACAAGCCGTTGCAGCTCGAGCCCCGCGTCGACCACCAGGTGCTCCGGGCTTGAGGCCGCGCGCTGGCTCACCCTCAACGGCCACGACCTGCCCGCCGAACTCGAGGCGCTCGCCGAGTCCGTGACCGAGTAGCCCAGCAGGGTCGGGCTCGAGAGTCGAGCCCGTGCCCCGCCCGCCCGAATTCTCGGGCGGCAACAGGAGACCAGCATGAGCAAAAAGAAGAGCGACGGGCGCAGGAACAACGGGAAGGCGCAGCTGAAAATCAACGACGCGAAGGTGCTGGTGCGCGGGCCGGCCGCACTGATCGCAGCGGTGGCCAGCAAGGGCGCCGAGACCGGGCTCACTCAGGCGGAGTCATGGCGCGCGGCGGCGACCCTGTTCACCTCGCGGGACTTCGACGCGCCGGCCTGAGCGTTCGCGGGTGCTCGCCGATGCCAGCACGGATCGGCGGGCGGCCCGCGGTGCTTGTACCGCCACAACAGGAGCGACTAAGCGATGGCGAAGAACACGACGACGAAGAACCTTGGGCGGCTGTTGGAGGCCGCGCTGCAGTTGGACACCGCGCTCGAGACGATCGAGGAGATGGGCGAGCGCGATGGTTTGGCCGGGTTGATCGGCGCGCCGCCGGAGGTGGTCCGCGAGGCGTCGCACGACTTCCGCTGCGACGTCTTGCGCGACTGCGCCGACGAACTTTGCGAGACCTTCCTGAAGATCTCTGAAGGCTCGACCCCGATGGGTGCGGCCAGGGAGTCGATCTGGGCGAAGGTGAGGACGATCCACGGTCTGCTCGGGTGGCCGGTCGACGCCATCGCCTACTCGCTCGACGTCGCCCGCGATCACCTCGACGATCTCGCCGAGCCCAGCGCCGCGCCGGTCGACGTCAAGTTTCCGGCCGACCCGTGCCCCACCCGCATTGATTCTGAGAGCCTGATCGTCAAGCTGATCTGCCACGGCTGCCCCGACGAGAAGATCCCGGGCACAGAGAAGGATCCGCGCGGCTTCCCGGGTCTGCTGTGCGAGACCTGCGCGGCAGAAGCCCTGCTCGATCTCCGGCGCGGCGCCGCCGAACTCTGGCCCGGCTACGTCTACGAGTTCGAGGAGCCGGTCTGGATCGCGGTCGAGGGCAAGGAGTGCGGCAATCCGCTGCCCGGCTGCGCGGAGGTCGGCTGCCCGCTGAAGCGCGAGCACGACGGGATCTGCCAGTGGCCTTCCGACGCTCGGCGCGAGGCGCGGCCGTGATCGCCCCGTCCTGGGCGGAGGCCGCGGTCGAGCAGATGAAGCGCGCAACGGTCGAGGCGACGAGCAAGCCGAAGATGGCGAAGCGGACCCGCCGCGCGAAGTTCGCGGTCGACTGGAACTTCGACGGCTCGCGCGCCGCGACCCTGGTGATCAACATGGGCGCGGGCACGATCGCGGTCCGCCCGTTCCGGCGGCGCCGCTCGTACGAACTGCCGCTGGCCGACGTTGCGCTGATGATCGCTCAGCGGGTTGCGCGGGCCGACGCGAAGTCGAAGATTAAGGCGCGGGGGGCTCGCCGGTGACTCCGCTCTTCGTCGCCCGATGCAACACCTGCGGCACCAGTTACACCGCCGAGCGCTGGGCGGCCCTCGAACTCAAGGGCGAGCAGAAGGTCGAGGCCGACGAGACCGGCCCGGCTGAGACCCTCGAACTTCGCAACTGCGGTTGCGGCTCGACTCTCGCGATCCCTCTTGCGCCGAAGTGACCAGCCGACGTAGACGTGCACCTCGCAACAGGGAGACGGACCCGATGAATTCAGAGAAGAGCACCCCGGGCGCGGCGCGCTCGATCCGATCCGCGGTTGAAACCGTCGTCGTCACAGATCGAGGCATCCAGTACGAGGTCACGCGATCGAGGCGCTCGATCGCTTGCACGGCCCGGATCGCGCCGCTGAAAGAGCGGCGCGTCCGCGCGTGCGGTCGCCCGGCCGTCGGTGAGCGGGTCGACGGCGAGCCGCGCTGCCCGCTGCATCTGAAGAATGCGAAGCGCTGGCCGAAGGTGGCGCGGTGAAGACGTTTCCAAGTCGAGACCCCCAGCCCGGTCGCATTCCGAGTGGTCCAAAGATCTCCCCGATCGTCTTGTGGGTGCTCCGCCAGCGCGAGCCGTTTGAAACGATCGACGTCGAGGGGCGCTACGGATCGCGCGCACGCCTTGCCCTCGCGCGCCTGGTGCGCGCCGGCATCCTCCGCCGGCTTGCCCCGGGCCGCTACGAGGTGGCGCGGTGAAGGCGCTCACCCTGATCCGCCCCTGGGCCGAGTTCGTGATCGACGGCGACAAGCCGATCGAGAACCGGACATGGGCGCCACCCGAATCCCTGCTCGGCGAGCGGTTTGCGATCCACGCCGGACAGGGGTGGGATCCGAAAGGCGTGCTGTGGATTCGGAAGCTGCTCGGCGTCGGCGTTGCCGATCCGGATCCGGCCGATCATCACCAGGGCATCGTCGGGACCGTGCGCCTGATCGGGTGGTGCTCAGCCGACGGGAGGCTGCTTCAGGTCTATGGCGGGAAGTTCCTCGCGCAATTGATTGGGCCGGCCGAGCGTGCCGCGCTCTTCGGGCCGGTTGGCTGGATCTTGCGCGAGCCGCGCGCGCTCGCGAAGCCGGTCCCGTGCCGCGGGCATCAGAGGCTCTGGAACGTGCCGCACCACTTGCTCAGCCAGGTGGCCCCGTGACGGTGGAGCAGATCACCAAAGAGCGGAAGCGCGACGCGTGCCGCGGGTGCGGGCGCGAAGTCACGCACGTCCAGGTGGTTGAGTTCGTCGGCCCGCAGCGCTTCAAGTCCTACCGTTGGGTTCCCGTCGCGCATCGGCGCGGCGATGGGGCGCCCTGTTCCCACCTCGCCGATCTCAGGAACGAACTATGGACGCGACACGCCCAGTGCTGACCCCGCCGAACTTTGCCGAGCAGCTGTCGGCGATGGGAGGCGGGCCGACCCCGGGTGAGCAATCCGCGCTTGCCGAACGGAACGAAGCGCGGGCCGACGCGGTGCCGGCGCCGAGCACCTGGGCGCGGAAGATCCCGACGGCGCAGTTGATCGAGTCGAGCACCAACCCGCGCAGGCGGTGGAAGCACCTCGACGAGCTCGGGGAGTCGATTCTCACGGCCGGTGTGCTCGAGGCGCTGGTGGTGCGGCCACTCCCGCCCGGCTCGACCGCGGGCCGCGAGCAGACGGGCGTCGAGTGGTTCGAGATCATCTGCGGGGCGCGTCGGTTCCGCGCCGGCAAGGCGGTCGGGCTCACCGAGTTCCCGTGCGACGTCCGCCAGGTGAGCGACGATCACGTCCGCGAATTCCAGATCATCGAGAACATCCAGCGCGAGGGACTCCACCCGATGGAAGAGGCTGAGGGCTACGAGGCGCTGATGGAGACCGGCTACACGGTCGAGGTGCTCGCGAAGCGGGTGGGCAAGTCCACCGGCTGGATCTACCTCCGCCTGCAGCTGCTCAAGCTGGGGCCCGAGGCCCGGGGCGCCTACTTCGATGACAAGTTCCACGTGTCCGTCGCTCAAGTACTCGGGCGACAGACGCACGCGAGCCAGGCGGCGGCCCTGCCCAGGCTCGAGCAGCTGGCGACGGCCCGCGAGCAAATCGAGTTCCTTCAGAATGAGCACGCGAAGAACCTCAAGGGCGCGCCGTTCGACTTGAAGGACGGCACCCTTCCGCGCCTGGGCCAGACGCCGGGGTTCGGCGACTGCCACGGCTGCCCGAAGAATTCAAACAACGCGCCCCGAGAGCTCTTCGTCGACTACTCGAAGATCGAGCGCGTGGGCGTCTGCTCTGACGTCGAGTGCTTCGCCGGCAAGTGCGCCACGGTGGTGGAGCGCCAGGCCGAGAAGGCTCGGGGCCGCGGCGAGAAGGTGCTCACCGCGGCCGAGACGAAGAGGGTCATCAGCTACGGGGCCCCGGTGTCGGGCTCGCCCTACGTCAACTCGCTCGACGTGCTGAGCGACGATCCGAAGCGCCGCACCTGGGCTCAGCTGCTCGAGAAGCTTCCGGCCGGCGAGCGCCCCGAGGTGGTGCTCGCTCCGAACGATCAGAAGCCCGGCGAAATGTTCCGGCTCTACGAGCGCAAGGCGGCGATCTCCGCGGCGGCGAAGGTGGGCGCCAGCTGGGCGAAGAAGCAGGAGCCCGAAGAGAAGATGGTGGAGCGCTCGAAGAAGAAGCGGCGCGAGGCCGATGACAAGGCGCGGCTGGTGGCGGAGGTGACCCGGCTCGCGATGCCGAAGCTGATCAAGCGCTGGCGGGACAAGACGGCGCTGCCGGAGCTTCGCGCGCTGGCCAACGCCAGCCTCGACAGCTTGGGCGCCGGGGAACTGGCGGTCGAGGTGCTCGAGTGGTTCGGAGTTAGGACGCCGGGCTTCGCGGTGAAGGGTGCCGAGAAGGCGCTCGAGGGCTTCAGCGGACGGGACTTGCTGGCCTTCGTGCTCGTCAGCACGCTCTTCCCGCGGTGGGACGAAGAGCAGGCCGGCGTTGGCGAGTTCGACGCGGAGTTCTCGGCGTTCGCGAAGGGCGCGGGGGTCGACCTCAAGGCGATGATCCGGGCTCAACTCGAGGCGTCGCGCGCAGCTGAGGCGCAAGAGAAGCGCGCGAGCCAGGTGGCGATCATCTGGACGAAGGGCGAGGTTGGTACGACCGGCGCTGGCGGGCTCGAAGGCAAGGGGCCACAGGGGCGCGCCTACAGCGTGAGCTACAACGGCGGCGGCTACTTCGCCAAGTGGCACACGAAGAAGTCGAAGGGCGGCGAGGCGGTCAAGACGGTCGAGGCCGGGCGCGCGCGGTGCGAGGAGATCGAGGCCAGCTTCCATCCGGTCGCCGCGGCGAAGGCGGTGCGGTCGTGAGCCCCACCACTCTGTTGCCGTGGGTTTCACTCGGTGCACCGTCAGCGCGGCTGGTGCGCGGAGGGTATGTCGGCCCGGCCGGCGGTGTGGCGATCTTTGCGAGCCCAGCGGATGCCGACTTCGCGGCGCTGGCTGCGAACTCCCACGCGGACTTGGTGACGGCGCTGGTGGAAATCGAAAGGATCGCGTGTCGCTCGGCGGCCAGCGGCCGCCACCCCGAAGACGAGCCAGAGCCCGCCAACCGCGACGGCGAGGAGCTGGCCACGATCGCCCGCGCAGCCCTCGCGAAGGCTCGAGGTGGCCAATGAACGGCGCCGAGGGACGGGGCGGGCGTATCGTTCGGCTCGAGGTCGAGGGCGTGAAGCGGGTCACCGCGGTCACGCTGGAGATCGACCCGAAGACTTCGCTCGTGAAGGTCCGCGGGCGCAACGGCGAGGGCAAGAGTTCGACGATCGACACGATCATGTACATCCTCGGCGGCAAGCGGACGCACCCGCCGAAGGTGATCCACGAGGGCCTCGAGCATGCGCGCGGGCTGATCGAAACCACCGGGCAACTGATCGCCGAGCGGCGGTGGACGAAGAACGACGCCGGGCAAGAGGTGAGCGTCGTAGAGGTGCGCTCTACCGACGGGCAGAAGTTCCGCGGCCCGCAGGCGATCCTCGACGCGCTGTGCGGGCCCGAGACGTTCGACCCGGACCACTTCCTCAAGAGCGATCCGAAGGCCCAACTCGATGTGCTCCGCCGCGTGGTGGGGATCGATTTCTCGCAACTCGACGGGCGGCGCCTGAAGTTCTACGACGACCGCACCGCGGCCAACCGTGAACTCGCCCAGCTGAAAGCCCGGCTCGTTTCGATGCCGGACGAATCCGGCAAGCTCGAGCGGGTCGACGTTGCGGCGCTCCTCGAGCAGGAGAAGGGCTACCAGGCGTCGGCGACGCGCCGGGCGAGCCTCGAGGGGGCCGCGACGGCGGCGAAGGTTGCACGGGTGGCGCTCGAGGTCTCGGTGCGCGAGGCGGAGACGGTGTGGCGGAACGCGCTGGCGAAGCTCGGCGTCGCGAAGTCGGGCGAGGCCGAAGTCGCGAAAGCGCTCGAGGTTCAGCCGGCGCTCGACGAAGCGGCGCGGGCTCAAGTGCTGTCGAAGATCGCCAACGGTTCGGATCTCAATCTCCGCGCCGCGAAGCAAGAGGAGCGTGGCCACTTGGCGCTAAAGGTGAGCAACGCCGAGGCGCTCGTGAAGAAGCTCGACGCCTCGATCGCGGCGATCGACGACGAGAAGCAGAAGACCGTGGCCGCGGTGAAGTTTCCCGTCGAGGGCTTGGGCTTCGGGGAGCACGGCCCGTCGTTCAAGGGCTTCCCCCTCGAGCAGGCCAGCGACGCCGAGCGGATTCGGGTCGCCGTGGGGATCGGCCTCGCGATGCACTCCGAACTTCGGGTGTTGCGCGTGCGCAACGGCTCGCTGCTCGACGATCGGAGCCTCGCCCTGCTCGACCAGGCCGTCACCGAGCTCGACGGCCAGTGCTTCGTGGAGGTGGTCGGGACTGAGGGCGACGGATTCCTGATCGAGGACGGCGCGCTCAAATCCGTCAACGGAAGCCCTCCATGAGAGGCGCGGCCTGCTCGACCTGTAAGGCGCTGATCGTCTGGGCCGCCACCGAGAAGGGCAGCGCGATTCCTGTGGATGCGAAGCCGGTGGCGAACGGGAACCTCGACCTGGTGGCCCAGAACGATCCACGCGAAGCGCCGATCGCCTTCATGCTCGACAAGCACGGCGAGCGGCTGATCGGCCCAGGGGTGAAGCACTCGCCGATGCTCCGCTACCAATCCCACTTTTCCAGCTGCCCCCAAGCCGACCAGCACCGGAAAGGCTGAGCCAATGGAAGACGAGAACCCGGAAGAGGTCGCTGCTCGAATCCGTCGCGCGCAGCTGCTCACCTGTCCCTGCTGCTTGCTCAAATGGGCGACCGTCGGGCAAGCGCGGCTTCACCTTTCGATCATGATCGAGAGAATCAAGGCGAAGGACAGGGAGCTTTCGAGGTCGTGAAGCTTTGCGCCTGGTGCCACCTTCGCCCGTGCGCGCCACGGCAGAAGTATTGCCGCCGGCGTTGCCGACAGGCGGCGTACCGGGTGCGGAAGCTGCGCGGGCTCGGGCCGTCGTTCGGGCCCGGGCTCGAGCCCGGGGCGCTCTTCGCCTACGCGGACCCTCCCTACGTCGGCCTCTCGGCGCGCTTCTACCGCGACGAGCCGAGCTTCAACGGCGAGGTCGATCACCGCCAACTGCTCGCCGATCTCGAGCGCGCGGGTTACGCCGGCTGGGCGCTCAGCTGCAGCGTCAAGTCGCTCCGGGTGCTTCTGCCGATGTGCCCCGCGGGCGTGCGCGTGTGCGCCTGGGTCAAGCCGATCGGTGTGCCACCTGCCACGTTCGGGATCCACGGCACCTGGGAGGCCGTCGTTGTCCGCGGCGGGCGACAGTGCCGGCCTGGAGTCCGCGACTGGCTCAGCGCGCAGCCGGCCCGGCTCGGAGGAGAGCTACCGGGCCGCAAGCCGATCGCGTTCTGCGCCTGGCTCTTCGATCTGCTCGGGATGGTGCCGGGCGATCTGCTCGCGGATCTGTTCCCAGGCTCTGGCGCGGTCGGCCAGGCATGGGAGGAACTGTCGCGCGGAGCTGAGCACCGTGCGGGCGACAAGCGCCGGCTCTTCCTTCCGTCGCGCGTGGAGGAGCGCGTTACCGCCTTCTCAGCATCGCCTCGACGGCGAAGCGTTTGAGTCGCGCCGAAGGTGGTTCGAATTTGGTCTTCGCGACGAAGCCGAAGATCGTGGCTTGCGCTACTGGCGCAACTGCTTCCACCGAAACAGCCGCCCCGATGGTCACGTTGCAGGAGGACCAAGCGACCGCAGTGGTGCTGACGGCGTGCGTACCTCTGGCCGAACTGGCCGCCACCGGCGCCGCGACCTTGATCGCCGCGTGCACTGGCTTGAGTTCGAGGGTTGTTGTCGCAGAGAGAAGGGCGCCAACGCCAATGGCGGCCTCGAAGGCGGGGCTCGCTACAAGGGACTCCGCTGCGATTGTCACGGCGACGCCATGGGCGGCGCTCACGAGGGCAACCGCGGTCGGAGCGAGCGCGCTCACGTCGTCGTTTATGCGCCGCCTTCGGTGAAGGACCAATCGTTGATTTGAACAGGGCCACCGATCACTAGCGCGATCGTGTTGAGATTCATGTCGGCGCCAGAGGCTCCCACGCTGCCCTGGATCACGCAGGTAGTACCGTCAGCCAGGTAGACCCGCCAGTAGCCAGCGATCCCGGTGGCAAGCACATTCGCATTCGCGGGAAGAGCCGGCGACTGGACGCCAGCCACAGCGGCGGGGGCGAACGGTGAGCCGAGCACTTGCTCTGACAGCTTCGTGCCGCTCGCGGCAGTCGCGCAGTCTACCGGCACTGCGCCCGTGTAGATCCTGAGCAGCCCAGCGTTTCCAACGATCGCTGCGATCCCTGCATCGGCGCGTGCGTTTCTCGCTTCCACTGAATACTGGAGACTCATGGGCGCGGGCTCTCGAGCGCTTTAGTCGTGACCAGCACCGCGATTGCAGCCGAGGCCACGGCCACACCGAGCACCAAGGCGATTGCCACCGGCGTCCTGATGATCACGTTCCCCGCCTTCAAGTCGTTGAGTGAGGCTTCGTTCCGCGCGTTGATCTTCCCGCGGCGCACCTGCTCCTGCTCGTCGAGCAGCCGGCCATTGAAGGGGGCGACGTCACCGGCCTTGATCTTCATCGAACGCCCCGGGGCGACCCGGCCGTCCGCCTCGAGCACCAGGTCAAGGGCCGGTGGCGCGAGCGGGGCATCCGTCGGCGGAGTACCGGCATCGGTCGGCGCCGCCAGGCGGTCCCACCACGGGTCCGGGTCCTGGGCGACGGCCGGCCCGGTGGTGAGCACCAGTTGGGCGACCAGTATTGCGGCGAGGAATCGTGGAATCATCGGCGGTTCCGTTCGGCCGCTTCGGCCTGGTCGGCGGTGGTGATCGCATCAGCCGCGGCCTTACCCGCCGCGACCGCCCGCGCCTGGGCCTGCCCGGTGAGTACCCCCAGGAAAGCCACGGCGCCCTCGGCGATCGTCGAAATGGCGGCCGCCGGGAGGCCACTGAGGTCAATCCCGGCAGCCGCGGCGAAGTTCCGCAGACCCTTCTCGACTTCTGCCTTGTCGCTCACGGCTTGGCCTCGGTGTCCTTCTTCAGGCCGGCCAGCACGATCGGATCGAGCGGCCCCACCTTCACCCCGAAGAGAGCGAACAGCTGGGCAGCCCGGCCCGGGTAGCGCTCCACCCACCACCCCCAGAGATCCTTCGCCCAACCGTAGAGCGTCGAGGCTGCGAAGGTGACAGCGAGGATCGGCTTCACCAGCGCGAGATCGATCCGCTCGCCCATGAGCCAAGCCCCGCCCACTCCAGCCGCCGACGTGGTGAGCGATAGGGCGAGCACCCGGCCCGGCTTCGTGTCGAGCAGGAACCACAGCGGCTTGTCGAGGATCGAATCGTCTGCAAGCCAGTCGTGCAGCTTCTTCCCGCCAAGCCGGAAGCCGGCGATCAGGAAGATGGCGAGCAGGGCCGCCGCCTCAAAGTAGTCACCACCGCGCACGGCCCGCCAGAAGCCGCGCAGGAAGACCAACGGGTTGTCGAGACTCTCGAGCTTGGGCGGGGCGGCCGTCGGCGCTGCAGCTGTTACGTCCAGAGCCGGAAGCCGGGTCAGCACGACGAGCTCCCCATCGCCTCGATCCTCGAGCACCGCGCCGGCCCGGTTCCGGATCTCGTAGGAGCGGCGAACGGTCCCCGCGCACATCTCGGCCGCGAAGCCTGGATCCGCGGTGGCGCAGGCCGCGGCGATTTCGCACTCGACGTTCCCGCAGCCCGTCGAGGGTGGCGCCCAATCCTCATTGGCGCCCGGGAGGAACTCAGGAGGCAGGGCCAGCGTGAGCCCGAGGGCGACTGAGCCGAGCCCGGCGATCGGCGCGTTGAGGAAGGCGAGTAAGAGAGCGATTCGCATTTGCCGGACCCTACGCGTGGCCCCACAAATCGACAAGCCTGACGCCGAACCCGCGGGTGAGGCGCCCGCGGTTGAAGCAGTCCCGCCCGGCCTGGGCGATCCAGAGCAGCCCGTCGTCCGGCGCCGGCGGGGAAGCGTCGGGGTCGGCCGCTGGGATGGCCAGCGCGACGTGACTCGAGCCGAAGACAAAGTGGACGCACCCGCAGCGCGCGGTGCCGTCCGCCTTGCACGGTCCGCCAGCGTCGTGCGAGCCCTGAGGGTGACCGCACCGGCAGTCCTGATTGAGCCAGGCCGGCACCACCACTTCGCCTCGAGCAGCCGCCGCGCGCGCGTCTGCGTAGGTTGTCTTCGCCCAGCCGGCGTCGGCAGCCTCGACGCCGCGAAGCCAAAGCACCTGGTTACGCGCGCTCACCAACTTCGAGACGTCCGACGAAGGCCCGCCTGGCATCGTCACGCCGAGTTCGAGGCACGCGTCCGCGACGAAGTGATTGCACCGGGTTTCTTGCGTGCCGGTCAGCCGGTTGTTGTCCCCGTCGGCGTTGTCGAGGTCGGCCGGTCGGTAGTTCTTCTCCGGGTCGAGCCGGAGCACCGTCGCGCGCAGCTGCTCGGGGCTCCGCGGCATACAGGCGAGTGGCTCAGTCACCGGCCACCGTCTGTTCCACTCGGCGCAGCTGGCGCGCGCTCGAGGCGGTCGCTCTTCCGACCGTCACGCACCACCCGGTACAATTCCCGAATGTCGACCTGGGTTTCGAAGGTGGCGCGGCCCTGCTGAACCGCCACCTGCTCGAGGAAAACAACCCGTTGCTCGATGGCCTTGACCCCTGCGTCCGCTGTCGCCTTTGCTTCAATGCGCGCCACCTCCTGAGCCTCAGCCCTCAGCGCGCGGACGCCGACCGCTCCGCCACCCAGCCCCAGCACTGTCGAGACAGAGCCGACGAGAACGCGGAGCCAGGCGTGCGGCTTCTTGCGGAGTCGCGCGCGCCTGACCTGAGAGTCTTCCTCGGGCCCAAGCGACGGAACCAGGGGCGAGACAAGCGGCGGAGGAACAGGCACGCCGGAAGCCTACTCGATCAGCAGCCAGTGAAACCTGGTGGTGGCGGTCGCGTTCGCGGCGCAGGTCACGGTGAAGCTCCCCGCCGCGTTCACCGAGTTGACCAGCGCGAGGCACGTCACGTCCCGGTTGATCGCGGTGAGGAGAACGTGGCTCGAGATCTTCGCCCGGCTGTTGGTGATGACGACGGTGGCCGCGCCGAGCGCGATCGCGCTCTTGCCTGAGCCCGTGTTGAGGGTGGCGTTGCCGGGCGTTCCGGTGCTGTCGCCCTTGGTGATGACGCCGAGCTGCTCGGTGTGCGTCTCGTCGTTGAGTTGGTAGGGCGCGGCAGCGAGCAGCAGCAGACCAACGATTGGGAACAGGGGTTTCACAGGCGGCAGATTCTCGAGCCCGTCGCGGTCGAGGCCAGGCAGGAGTAGATGGCCGCGAGCGAGCCGAACGAGGCGGTACTGGTGCCGTTGTCAATGTTGAGGTCAGCCGTCCCGCTGGTGATGGTGATGGCGCTCGGGAGCCAGAGCGAGCCGCCAAGCGAGACGAAGGCGGCGTTGCTGAGGGCGTTGCCGCTGAAGGTGTTGGTCTGGCCGAAGCCCACGGTGCCGGTGCCGCCGACCGCAACCCCGTAGGTGCAGTTCGTCACATCCATTCCGGTGATGACCTGCGCAGATGAGTACGTCGCCGGCGAAGTGACAGACGTACCTGACGCAACAGATAAACAAGCTGATGTTGATGCCGAATTGCAATCACAGCGACTTTGTGTAAGTGATGCGATCCCACCTGCCGAAGTGCGTACTGCAGCACTATTTACAGACGCAATAATAAGTTGGTTCCGCACTGAGGAGACGGTTGCGAACGCCGATCCAGCAATAGCTCCTAACGGACCAGAAGGACCAGACGCGGCCACATTCATGTACGAGTCTATCAGCGCCAAACTCGTCCCGGCACCACTCGCTGACATGGTGCTGAGAAATGAACTGGAAAAGATATTCTCCACAGAATTATTCGCGAAGACTCCAATCCCAGTTCCCGTTGACACTACCTGCGAAAGGTTGACAATCTGCGGCCCAGAGAAGGCGAGTGAACCGCCAGTTCCAACGGCAATCCCGATGTTTCTAATGGTGATCCCGCTCGCCGTGCTGTTATTGACGATCTGGATTCCGGCAGCTCCAATCTGCTGGACACCAAGTGCGGTCGGGATGAGCGGCACGGTCGAGGTGATGATCGAACTCGGCGACTGGATCGCATAGGTCGAGGTGCCGGTCGGCGCCGTCCACGTCCCGGCCACCGTGATGACCGTCGCGGTGTTAGCCGTGATTATCTTCACCTGCCCAGAGCCGAGGCCACCCGTGATGGTGATGAGTCGCCCACGGAAATCGTTGACGGTCCACGTCGCGGCCGTGTCGGTCAGCGTGCCGAAGGTGGTGCCGCTGCCAGCCGTGCCGGAGGTCGCGGTGCCCGTCGCGCTCCCGGTCGTCGGCACCACGTTCGCGAGCACGCCGTCGATGAGGATGCCGCCCGTCGTCTTCTGCACGCTCGGGTCGGTGGTGAAGCCGGAGACGACGAAGCCCGCGTAGTTCCCCGCCGCGAGGTTCACCGTCAGCCGGTGGCGCAGTGCCTTTGGAGGCTTATTCACCGCGCCCTGAATCGTCAGGCAGGCGTTGAGCCCGCTCGCGGTGCAGGCGTTCGAGTCGCTCCCGATCGGGTCGACGTAGAGCACGACGTCAGCCGAGCTCGAGGTGTTCGGCGCTGGCGAGCCGGCGAAGATCCGACAGGTGAAGCCCGCTCGCGCGACGCCGTTGATCACGCTGATCCGATCGTTCGCCGCGTCGAGGTAGATCGGGAAGCCCAGCGGAAACCGGACGAAGTTCACTTCCAGACTCGTCGCGCTCGCCACCGGCGGCGAGGCGGCGCTGCCTTGAACGAACTTGACGATCTGGCCCGGACACTGAAGCAGGAGAGAGGCGCCGGCGGTCGCTGTGTAGGTCGCCGGCGTGTAGCTGGTGGTCGTCAACGTCGTCAGCAGCTGCGCCGACGCGGAAGTTGCGAAGAGCACAGCGGCGAGCAGGGCAACGCGTTTCATTGGGCTGGCTCCCGGGAAGGGTTCGGCCGAAGACCCTATCAGCTGTCCGGCAGGAAGAGGCGGAGCGTTCGTCAGACGTTCACCCAGGCGCTTCCGTTAAAGATCCGCAGAATCCCGGTCCCGGAGTTCACGTACATGTCCCCCTGCACTGCCGAGGTTGGGTCGGCGTTTTGCGGAACGATGCGGAAGGCCGCCGTGCTCGGTGAGGTCGAGTCACCAGAAGCGGCCACGACTCCGCGTCCGTTGATTCCACCCGTTCCGACGACGCCGCTTCCGGCGCCCTGGCCGACCGCGCTCACACCCTCACCATTCGATCCGCCGCCAAGAAATACCCCGCCGAAAGAAGTGACACCGCCACCGACGCCAACAACGCCAGCACCGCTTCCGACACCCTCGCCGCGAAGACCACCGCCGTTCGGCGCGCCACCAATACCGAAAAGGCCGTTCGCACTGGCAGCGCCACCGGTGCCCTTCACGCCTTCGCCGCTTCCATTCCCGAGGCCATTCAGGCCGATTCCGTTCGCGTCGCCTCCAGCGCCCGAGACGCCAGCCCCGGTGCCATCGCCGCTTCCGAAAACGCCGATCCCGTTGGCGACACCGCCGAAGCCGGCTACTCCGATTCCGTTTGTTCCACCGCCGGTGCCTCGGATGCCGACCCCAACTGTGGACCCAACGCCGATCACTCCATCGCCGACCCCGACCCCGACTCCGCGCACACCCACCCCGTTGGTGGTTCCGCCGGTGCCGTGAACGCCGTAGCCGTCGGAGGCTGCCCCTCCGATACCGACCACGCCACTACCACTCGAGCCTCCGGTGAAGACACCGCCATTCCCGATCCCGTTCGTTGCGACGACACCGGCTGTAAAAGACTTCAGGCCGGTGATGGTTTGCGCGCTCGCCTTGTCGACGAACTTCGCGAGCAGGGCGATCCCCAACTGAGTGTTGGTTCCCTTTACGAGTGCGACGCCAGCCGACTCGATGAAATTGCAGATTTCCTCCTGGACGGCATTGAGCCAGTCGTCGTCGACCTGGGTTGCGACCTGGACGCCGGGAGTCCCGTCGGTGAAGAGGTTTGCAACGTGGCCATCGGTATCTACGCGGTGCATGGTGCCCCTTCTTACGTCGGGTTCGAGTAAGCGAACAGGGTGATCGAATGGCCGGGTGCCGCCCGGGTCATGATGCACTCGAAGGACAGCACCCGAGCCGGCAGCGGGGCAACCCATGCGGTATTGACTGACGGGAGCGCGCCGAACGGGGAGCCCCAGATAGTCAGGCTCCCATCGTCGACCCAAAAGTTCGTCGCCCCTACCTGGACGACGAAGCGCTCGGCACCGCCGGATCGATGGGCGTAGATGCGGTAGCCGGTCGCGCCGAAAAGCGACGCCCACGTGAGTTCGATCTGATTCGTCGCCCCGCTCGCCGGCGTGTGCGACCGCCGCGCGTTCGCCAGCGTTTCGCCGTTCGCGTTGATCGCCGACACCCGGTAGTTGTGCTGGGTGGTCCCGAGCGTTCCGCCAACGGTACTGAAGAGCGTGGCGTTTCCCTCGACCGGGGTCGACTCAAAGGACATCCCCAGGAGAAGGGCGTTGATCGTGTCGAGTCGCCAGGTGTGGACCCAGGCGATCCCGTTCACTCGGTCTCCAGACCGGAAGCCCGAGCGCAGGACGTCCGAGTAGAACTCGGAGATCGTCGAGGTGAATCCGAGGGCCAGCGCCGCGGCGATGAAGAACGGGCGCGACTGCCCACCTCGGGCTGCGATCTTCCCGGCGACCGCCAGCCGTCGATCCGCCAGCGTCGCCGGGAGCTCGAGCACGCACCCGTCGGGGAGCCCGAGCACGCGCTCCCAGTCGGTGATCAGCTCGGCGGTGGTGCGCGGGTCGGCCTCTTCGATCAGCGCTTCCCCGCGCGCGTCGAGCCGGGCAAGCTCTTCGGCAATGGCCTCGAGCGTGTCCTCGATCGTGCTGTCGCGAATGAGCAGGGCCGCGCCCGGAGGGAGCAGTCCTTTCAGCTGGCGGGCGTAGGCTGGTGCCCCGATGGCCACGACTCGCTCCTCCTACGTCCAGGTGATGACGCCCAGGGTGGCGAGCAAGCCGGTTGCGTTCGGCACGTTCGCGGCCGGCGTGGTGAGGGTGTAGTCGCTGATCCCCTCGGTGTCCCCGATGGCTTGCCGGATGTGGCTAAGCAGGATCGTTCCGCCTGGCTCGGCGTCGCGCAAGATCATGTCGGTCAGCGAGGCAGCCACCGCGAGTCGCAGCGCGGCGGTGTCGGGGACGATGTGGATTGTATGGGCGATCGGAGCCGCCACCGGGGCGACCGCGGTGAACGTGGCTGTCACAGGGCGGAGCGCGTCGATGTACGTCTGCACCACCGCGACCTCGCCAGCATCGGGGATCAAGCTCGGGTCATCGTCGCGCACGAAGCGGACTACCACGGTGCCGGCGCCCAGCTCGAGAGGGTAGACCCAGGCCCGCGTCACCCCGGCCACCTCGAGCGCCCACGCGATGTAGTCGGCCGCGTTTCCACCGTGGGGCGGCGACTGCATACGGGCGGTGAGCCGGGCGCGCAGCTGGTCATACGTCTCTTCGTCGCTTCCATTGACCAGACCGCCGATCGCCACGGTGGCCGGATCGTCAATGCCGGCGATCGGCGTGACGAAGGCAAGCAGAGAGCCGGCTGCGAGGTTGCCTTCGTCACCGGCGAGCACGGCGGTCACCGTGCCGGAAGCCACCCCTGCGACGATGGTCAACTCCACGTCGAGCGCGTATTCGCGCCCGTCGTTGACGAGGAGCGTGCCGGCCGGGATCACCGTGGTGTTGATCCCGGTGAAGTTGACCGTGCCGATCGCGAACTCGGCCTGCTTTCGGGTCAGCCCGAAGAGGGTCGCCCATCGCACCAGGTTCTCGGCGCTCGCCGTGTCGGGGAACAGCTGAAGCGAGAGGAAGTCGAGGTGCCCGTGCATCATGTGGGCGGCGCCGGCGATCACCAGCGAGAGGACGTAGACCATCGAACGGCGGAGGATCGCCACGGTGAGATCAAGCCGCGAAACGAAGTCGGCCCGGATGCGCTCGGCGAGCTCGTCGAGGGTCGGTCGTTGGAACGCCATCAGGCCCTCCGCGCTTCCTGCGCCAGCCAGTTGTAGTTGAAGCGGAACAAGATCGGGTCCACCTTCGGGCGGTGAATGGTGATCACCAGGAGCAGCACCCCTTTCTGGAGCACCGAGGGCTCGACGTCAACTCGCTCTGCCACCCCGTCCTGGGCCATCCACTCGAGCGCCTCGCGCGCATACTCGCCGGCGCGCACGACAATCTTCGGCGATTCCTTTTCTCTGGCGAGCAGCCAGAGGCGGCTGCCTATCTGATCTCCCTCGATCGGCGAGAGCGGATCAGCCCACCACCCGCGGCGCTCTGTCTCTTCCGGCGGCAGTGTGTCTTCGGCGCCGACCCGGCGATCGGTGAAGAGCGAGAGGACTACCGCAGTTTCGAAGGTGGCGTCCGTCTCGAGATCGTTGTCCACGATCGAGAAGTCGGCGCCGCCCTTCTGCGTATCCCACGTCAGCCGGATATCGCTCAATTGGGGGCCCCAGTGTTGCCGCCGATCGTGCCTGGCGGTGGTGAGCCGGTGACCGTCGCTGTGGTGGTTAGCGTGCTGCCTGGGTGCGTGTGGTTCTTCAGGCTCTTCCCGCCGCCGACAACATCGGTAGTCCCCGTGATCGTCGCGTCGCTGTCAATGTTCCCCGTGACCGTCAGCGTTTGGCCGATGGTGACGTCCTCGGTGATCTCGAGCAAGGGCGTTGCGATCTTCACCTTCGTCGAGGCCACGAGTTCGATCGTCGGGGCGGTCATCAGGATCTTCGTGGGCGCGGTGACTTCGATGTTCCCACCACGCTTGAGCACCACCTTCGAGCCGAGGTCGTCGAACATCGCGACCTCGCCTTCCGCGAGCGCGAGCAGCCGGTAGCGGCGATCATCGACAACGACGATGAGCCCGTGGTCGCGGGCCCCACCGACGAACGCAACGACTGCCTCAGCGCCGGGGTGTGGGTGGCTGGTGAAGCCGTAGTTCTGAAACCGCTCGACCCCTTCGCGTGTCTCCCCCTCGAGCAGCGACAGTTGGATCGCCTGCATCTTCTTCGCATCGTCGACCACCTTGACGATGCCGCGGGCGATCATGTTCGCCACCCGGGTGCGAATCGACGCGAGGAGTAGCTGCAGCTGTCGGAGCATCAGGCGCCCTTCGCAAGCTCTTTATAGAGGCCGGTGCTGGCCTTGGTAATCACCGGCTCGGGAAGGTATGCGTCCGGGCGCTCGAGGGAAAGGGCGGTCAACGTTCCGCTCTCGGCGCTGATCGTCCGGGTGACTTCGCTCACCAGCATGGAGCCGTTGATGCCCAGGAACGGGGAGCGCAAAGGCACCAGCGCGTTGACAGGCCAGAGCGAGCGGTCGCCCTGGGTCCATCCCTGAACCGTGATTGTCACCGCGTCCGCCCTCGACGCCCGCACCTTCGCCTCCCAGCCAGCGCGCTGTGCGGCTTGCGCCTTGGTGAGTGCGTTCTCGCCGCGAATGAGGAGCACCCGTTCAGCCCGGCGCACGTTCTCGTCGGTCGCCTCGCCTTTCGACACGAGGGCCTCACCGAAGAACTGATCGGTCCCCGGGCGCGTCGCCAGCACGACGTAGCGCCGGAAGCGCGCCGAGCCATCGAAGGTGCCTGAGGCGGACTTGATGTTGACCCCCTCGACGAGCGCCGTCTGGCAGCGGTCGATCCCCGGGCGCATCAGTTCGACCCCGCCGTCGCCGTCGGAGATCGCCAGCACCCCGGCGTGCCGGCAGGCGCGCTCAAGCACGTCGAAAGAAGAATCCCCGGGCTCCACCGAGAACTTCGGCGGAGGCGTCGGCAGCTCCAGGTTGGCCTGCAGCGCCACGAGGATTCCGTAGGGCTCGGCGAGCCTCTTGGCCAACGTGAGTAGAGGAACCCCGGCGAACTCCCACTCGGCTTTCCCGTTCTTCGTGAGCATCGCCGAGCAGTCAACCATCGCCGCGGCCTTGTCTCGCCCCGCTACGGTGAGGGTGTGCGAATCCGCGTCGTAGGACACGGTGCGGCGGTCAACGAAGCCGGTGATCACCGTCACCCCGTCGATCGACACCTGGCACTCGTCTTCCTCGAGAATCGGCCACGGCTTCGCCTGGGTCGCCCACTTCTCATTGATGCTGAGCTCGAAGGCGCCGGCTACCGCGCGGATCCCCTGGGTGATCGAGATGGTTTTCCAGCCCAGGTATTCTTTCCCGGCGACCTTCAGCCCCACCTTCGGATCAGGCATGGCTCAGCACCTCGAGCACCCGCCCGCCCGGGATGAAGCCGGGGTGCCGGACGTGGTTGCGCTCGAGGAGATCGGCCTCGCCGTCGAGGTTGCCGTACAGCCGGTAGGTGATTACCAGCGACGGCACGGTAGCGATCGGCGTGTACGAAACCAGGCGCGGCAGATCCGCGCTCGCGCCCGGCATCGCGTTCACCAGGTCGGCGCGCAGCTGCGTCAGGGAAGGGAAGGCGCTGTCCGTTGACACCTCGAGCAGGTCGTCGATCTTCTCGGTGATTGCCTCGCGCGCGGCGACCGCATCCTCGAAGCTGCCGAAGAAGCTACTGCCCGCGACGGCCACCAGGGTCGCCTGGCTTAGCACCAGCCCCCGGAAGAGATCGCGGGTCGCATCCCAACTGGCCTGCTCGCGCACCCGCCGCGGGGTTGTCGCCGGCGGTCGCACGCCTGGGTTGAAGTCGTAGGCCGCGAGGATGGCGGCCACGTGCCGTCGCGGGTCCGCCGTCGTCGCCAGCTGCTCGAGCACGCCCAGAAAGGCGGCGGCAAGAGCGGCCGGCGCAGTCACCAGTTGCAGCGAGTTGTCGACCAGGTTGGAGATCTGCGCCTTCACCGAGGCGAGCGCCTGAGTGCCGACCACCAATGGGGCGAGCAGGCGATCCATCTCGCGACCCGCAGAGCGAACGATGCCGGCGAGCCCGTTGACGGCGGTCGCGGGGAGATCCAAGAGCGAATAGACCTCCTGAAAGGCGGCGTCCGAAGCCGCCTTCGCCGCGGCACCGGAGGCCCGCACCGCCGCCGCCGAGTCGAGGGCGGCGGCGGGGAAGGAAGGGAGCGCGTCCGTCTGCTCGAACTCGATCGAGAACGTGGCAATGCCGCCGTCGCCCCGCGTTTCGCGCAGCCGGTAGCGGGGGCAGATGACCCGCAGCGCACCGTGGTAGGGGTGGAGCAGTTCACCGGGGCCCGGCGCCTCGAGCGCATTCACCAGGAGATCGCGGGCCGCGAAGTAATTTTCCCCGAGGACGTAGCCCTCGATCGGGAAGCTGCGCGCGGCCCGTCCGAGGTCTTCGTGGAACGGCTTGTCCTGCCCGAGGAACTCGTGCTTGACGGTGCGCCGCCCGCCGGATCGCTCCGAGGACTCCACGAAGAAGGGCACGCCGCGGAACGACGCGGGGCCCAGTGTGTCGCGCCAACTCATTGTTGCAGAGCGTACCCGAGCGAGAGATCGATCTCCCCTTCGCCCTCAGCCCGCACCCGGGTGCCCTTCGGCAAGTTGCTCATCTCGACCACCAGCTTGTTCTCGGTTCCGGGCTTCGGGGCGATTGGCGGGCGAGCCGCTGCAGCTCCGGCTGGGCCACCGAGGCCGCCCAGAAGAAGGCTCGCCACGCCGAGAGGCAGGCTGCCTGGATCATGGACCGCCCTGCTCGCGTTGGTGGTTGCGACGGCGGCCTCTTTCTTCGCCAGCGCCAACTGATCCGCCAGCCACTCGAGTTGAGCCGGGCCTGCTGCTTCCGACTTCATCGCGGCGTTCAGTTGCTCCTGGGCGAACGTCACGTTGTCGAGTGCAATCCGCTGCTCACCGAGCGCCTTCGTGCGTTTCTGTTGCGCGATGGCGAGCGCCTCATCCTTCGCCAGCGCGAAGGCGGCGGCGCCGGCCACGAGGGCAAGCAGGGCGAGCGCCCACCCGAGCGGCGTGGCGAGCATCGCCACCCCCACCGCTCCGAAGGCGGCGGCCAGGCTGAAGAGCGCACCGACGAGAGGCCCACCCAGGATGGCCGCGGCGAGCCCCCCGAGCACCGCCGGCCAGCCGCCGAGGCGCTCGACGATCGGCGAGATCGTCTTGAAGAACTCGCGGAAGCCCTCGGTGAGCCGCTGAATCCCGCCGCCTCGCACCCACTCGCCGAACGCCGCGGCCGTCTCGCGCGCCCACTTCGAAAGCCCTGCCCGGTTCGCGATGAGGAACTCTTTGAGGACGCCGGTGAGTTCGATCAGCGCCGGGAAGAACTCGGTTGCGATGGCCACCTTCACGCCGAGGAAGGCGGCCTCGGCGTCCCCCATCGCGTCGTTGAGGATTTCCGACTGGCGGGCGAACTTCTCCTGCGAGCCGGCGATGCGGGCGTACTCGGCGCGCAGTTCCGAGATCTCGCCGCGGCCGTTCTGGACCATCGCCCCCATTTTCGCGCCCGCGCGCCCGAAGGCGGCGACGGCGAAGGCGGCCCGCTTGCTCGGATCCTTGAGCTTGTCGAGCGCGGAGAACATCAGGTCGAGGGCTTCCTCGGTGCTCTTCGCGGCGACCACCTGTCGGCCCAGAGTCGGGCTCACCTTCTTCAGGAACTCGAGCAGTCCCCCGGTGCCTGCCTTCGCCTGGCCCAGAGACTTGTTGAAGAAGTCGAGCGAGGTCGTGAATTCGTCCTGCGAGATTCCAGCGCGGCCGGCGACGAACGACAGCTGCGCGTAGGCATCGACTGAGAGGCCCACTCGATCCGCGTTCTTCGCGAGCGCGTCGCCCGCATCGACCGTCTGTTTGATCAGCGCGAAGAGGGCGACGCCTGCAACGGTGGTGAGCGTCAAGAGCCGCTGCCCCAGGGCGAGGGCCTGGCTCCCGACGCCGCCGAGCGCGGTGCCCATTCCCTGGAACGCCGCTACCAACTTCGGCCCGCCGATTGCCTTGCCAAAGTTGGCGAACGCAAGAGAAGTCCTCTGACTCAGCTGTCGGAGAGGAAGAGTGAGGCGATTCAGGCCAACCGTGAATGCCCGTAGGGGGCCGGTCGCCTTGTCGACGGCTCGGATGACCAGGCTTAAGGGGAATTCTTTACCGGCCATTGTTGACCCACTCCGCGCGCTTGACCCAGAACCTCAGGTCGTCTTCGTCCATCGCCCACAAGTCGCCCGGCGCAAAGTGAAAGGTCGCCCCGATTGCAGCTAGGCAGTCTTCCCAGTCGGTTGGCCAGGCACGAAAAAATCCATCGCCGCACGCGCTACCTCCGCCATGTCGCGGGCGTCCATCTTGTCGAGCAGCTGGGCGGGCTGCCCCGCGAGCTTGAGCCCCAGCGCCGCGAGCTCGTAGGGCTGAAAGAGGACTCCACCTTCGGCGGTCATCGGAAGCGAGAAGCCCCGGAAGGCCCTCGCCGACGGCCGAAGCACCAGCACCGAGATCGTGTCCCCGCCGAACTCGATCGGCACCGAAAGCTTGATCTCCGTCGGGGGCCTGCGCCCGGCGTCGATTCGCTCGATGTCGGTGAGCGGCACCGGCTTCGCTTCGGGCTCCATCGTCAGGCAACCTCGACCGCGCTGAGGCCCTCGAACCGGACTTCGATGTTCCCTTCGTCGGTGTTCCCCGTGCCTTCGCTCGCGTACCAGGCGTCGCGAAGGGAGATCACCTTCCCGTTCGCGAGCGCGAGAACGATGGTCGCGTCCTTGGTGTTGACCAGCGCCTCGAGATCGAGCGCGGCGCGGTCGGTGAACTCGCCCTCGATGAAGGGAACCTGCGGCGTCTCTTTGTAGCCGTGAACGCCGTCGGCGCCGATGATCGCCTCTCGCATCGGCTGGCCAAGGTTGTAGGTGAACTCCCCCTTGGCGTCGTGGATCTCGCCGTTGACCTGCACCTGGATGATCCCGCCGCGCCGCTGATTCGCCATGTGGTGCTCCTCCGAAGTCGATCGACGCCTACAACCGGAACTGGATCGAGGCCGCCCCGACGATGAATCCGTTCATGATGTCAGGCGGCAGCACCCACTCGAGCCGGTTGGGATCCGTGATGCTGCGCTCGCAGATCAGGTCCGCCTTGAACTGCGCGAGCCCCTCGACGAGCCCGAGCTTTTCCATCTCCTCGAACCAACCGAGCGCCTCTGCCTTGCCGACCTTCGGCGTGATCACCTTCTGCCCCGAGCCGAAGCGCGTGCCATCGTTGGCGAGCTTGTGGCGGGGGTAGCGGGTCAGGATGCGCGCCCTGAAACTGAACCGGAGGTACAGCAGGGTGAGCATCGTCGTCACGTCGAGATACGAGGTGTCGCCGGCGCCGGCCGCGTTCAGCTGGTACGTGGTCACCAGCCGTTCGATCTGAACCTGCGCACCCGCGGCGATCTTGCTGGTGCCGATGCCGTCGAAGAGCAGGAGGTTCCGCTCGCTCAGGGTGAAGAGATCCACCTCGGCCGGCGACAGCACGCCCACCAGCGCGAGCGTCTGGAGCGGGCGCGCTGGATCGATGTTCGCGTGGAACGCGGTGGTCGCCGCGATGGCCGCGGCGAATTCCGACGGCGGGGTCAGCGGGTTCTCGCCGGCCTGGGCCACGATGCACGAGTGCGGGCTGTTCCGGGTGTCGCCCAGGGTTCCGAGTACTGCCTGCGAGCCCTTCGCGGAGGTGATCGCCACCCCGTCGATCATCGTCATGGGCCCGAAGCGCCGCACCATCTCCGCCTCGATCGCGGTGAGGCTGGTCGCGTCGGTGTAGGGGTGGGTGATGATCTGGTACCAGGTGTCGCCCAGCGCGGCGATCAGGGTGGTGAGGACCGGGTTGGTGGCGCCCGCGCTCATCGCGACCACCACGAGCGTCACCCCGGCCGGGAGCTTCTCGCCGTCCTGGTAGTTCGCCCGCATGTCGAAGTCGTTGCCGACGGTCCCCTTGTGGCGATGGGTGACGGTGACAATGTGATCTGAGGCACCGATGCCCTGGGTAGCGATCACCGGAAGATCGAGGTTGGCGTTGATCGCCGCCGTGACGGCCCCTGCGATTATGGTCGCGCTGTCCACGCTCGCGACGGCGACCTGCACCAGGTTGCCTCCGAGCCACAGAGAGAGCGTCCCGGCGGCGGTCGCCGGGCCGGTGAAGGTGAGGGTGCCGGTGGCCGCAACGCCGGCGCCGTTGTCGGCCAGCGCCGCCACCCAGAGTTCAGTGAATTGGTTGTTCTGGAACCACTTGATCGCCTGGCGGTGGAGCATCGAACCGCGGCCGAAGAGCGCGATGGCCTGGTCCGCGTCGGTGATCTTGGTGATCGAGTTGGCCGCCGCCGAGCCGGCAGGGAGCTTCTGCCCGATGATGAGCGCCCGGTAGGCGAGCAGGGCTGGGCCTTGCTGGGCGCGGCTCGCGTCGAACTCGACGGCGAGGAAAGGCACGCGGAGGTTCGTCGGGATCAGGTCGAAGGAAGGCATGGGCGCTACTCCTTATCCGGTGTTGCAGACGTGTGCACCTTGCGGGGCGGCGCTGAGCTCCGGGCGACGGGCGTCGCGGCTCGAGGAGCGACGGCGGCGGACTCTGCCGAAGGCTCAGCTGCAGGAGCGACGGCGAGCACCACGTCGCCGGATCGAAGCCGCCGGTGCCAGAACGGGTCGGTGTCTGGCACCTCGCGGCCGGACTCGGGAAGGTGAGTCTTCGACACCGGGTCGCGGACCTTCACTCCGGGGGCTGGCTTCACGAACATGCAGATCACCTTATCCGTTTCACAGGTGGAGGTCTTCCAACTCGTCTTCGGCCTGGTTGTCGGGGTGCTGACCGGGCTCGAGGTTCTCGCGAATGTTCGCGGTCTTCAGATCGTCGAGCGGCGTGTCGGCTGCCTCGGGGGCTCCGGTGACGAAGTGGACCTGGTAGGTGAGCCGAGCGTTGCCCACCACCTGATCGGAGTTGCCCACGAGATCGAGCTCGGTAGTGCGCAGCACGGACCATGAGCAGGCGCCCCCAAGGCTGTCGTCCCGGTGCATCGCGCGTTCGATCTCTTCGCAGATCGCGTCCATCGCGTCGTCCACGTTTTCGCCCGCCTTCACCACCGCCTCGATCGCGAGGCTCAGGTCGCGCTCGAGTTCCATCGGGGCGCTCTTGCGGCTTTCGGGATCGACCGCATCCTCGAGCGTGTAGACCGAGATCGCTGGTAGCTCGCTCGACTTCCACGCGTAGACCCGCGACTCGAAGACACGGGTGCCAGCCGCGGTGGCCCCGAGCAGGGCTGTCTTCACCGCCTGCCGGATGATCTGTCGCTGGTGCACGCGTCAGTCCTTCTCGAGCAGGCAGATCACCCCGCCCTGCCCGTCCTTGTGCACCTCGGCGACCGTGTAGCCGATCCCGTTCACCACCACGGCGATCTCGCCTTCGTCTTCGTCGGGATCGTTCGGCAGATCCTCGAGCTTGAAGAAGACGGCCGGGCCCCCGCCAGAGACAGCGGCAACAGAGCCAGGCGTCGCCGGGGTATAGACCGCATCGAAAATACCGCGGACCGATACGGTGGCACCACCCGGCGGGGTGTAGTCGACCGGCGCGCCGAGCTTCTCGAGGGCGTGCCGGACCACCACCATGAGCAGATCCGCGAAGCCCACGGCTTAGATCAGGTATCGAGGATGCCGGCGATCCGAAGCTTCGCGAGCAGCGCGTTGATCTTCACGAGCACCGGAGCAACGGTGTTCGTGATCCCGGTGTCGACCTGCGCCGCGGTCGGGGTCGCCCCGCCCTGGGTGTTCGGCGCGGTGATCACGATGTCGGCTTCGGCCGCCTGGGCGCCCTCGAACAGTTCGGACGTCGCGCCGCCGTTGAGCTTCACGAGGCCGGTGCTCGAGGGGTTGGCCGCGACCGCGGTGGCGGACCCGATCAGCATCCCCACGGCGCTGTCGGTGTCGCAACGCTTGTTCGCATCGTCCCAGTAGACCCGCTCACCAGCCACCCACGCCTGCGCGGATGTCTTCGCGAGCGAGAAGACGCCCTCGGTCTTGAACTCGCCGGAGACGTTGATCAGCGTGTCACTTTCGGCGACGCCGAAGATCGCCCCCCTCTTCGCGCCAGCGCCCGAGAGCACCGTGTAGGGTGCGACGAGAGTGAGCACGTCGCCCGGCTGCTTGTAGTTCTTCATTGTCGTTTCTCCTCCTGCTGGCCCGGTGACAACCCGGGCGTGTTGTAGATCATGGTGCTGCCTAATCAGGGAGGCGCGTTGCCATTGAGCCGAACCTTCCCTGGGCTCAACGGGCTCGCGGCGATTGAGGTGGCCTCGGTGGCGACGCCGATCAGCGGGCCGACCATGCTGCTGTTGTCGGCCCGAAAGTTCATCGTATCCCAGTAGATCTTCTGGCCCTCGGTCCATAACTGGCCAGCAGTCTTGGGGAGTTCGAAGACGCCGACCGCCTGGCCTTCGAACGACGCTCCGGCGGCGACAGTGCTTTCCGCCACAACCGCGAGTCCGCCGACGAGGTAGAGATTCCCGCTGACCACCCCGCCGAGTGGTGCCGTGAAGCTGAGCACGTCACCCGGTTGTTTATAGTTCCTCATGCGGTTCTTTAGACGCCGGCGTTGGTGACCGCGCCCTTGTGCTCGACGGCGGCGACGCCGAAGTCGAGGCGCACCTTCCATTCGGTGCCGTCGATCGTCCAGCCGAGCCGGTTCTCCATGAACGGCTCCTGCATCCCGTCGAGGAAGGCCACCTCGATCGCCGGCGCGATGTTCGGATCAGCGAAGCTGTAGCGCCGGGTGCCGGAGATCCGCGGCGTGTCGACGATGGTCGAGTAGAGCCCGACCACCTTGTTCGGCCGCTGAAGCTTGTTCGCGGTGTCGGGGTCGAACTGCGCCTGGTTGATCACCCGGGCGGTTCCGCCCAGGCCGATCGGCACCAGGAGGATCACGGGCCGCAGATCGAGGAACTCATTCCCGTCCTGATCCAACTGGCTCGCCATCAGCACCCGATCGCCGTCGATCGACTCCACCGAGATCGCCGCGGGCGCCCCGATGTTCGCGTGCGCCGCATCGAAGAGCGCGAACCCGTCGGCCAAGAGCGGGCCGAGTCCGCCGTTCTCCGCGAGCAGGGCGTAGACCGCCGCCTCGATCGACAGCTTCGCGGCGCGCCCGAGCATCTGGGCGAAGCTGGCGAAGGCGCCCATATCGTCGTTGATGATCGCCTGCCGGGTCAGCGCGATCAGGTTGCCCTTCGTGCTCGCGGTGATCGAGGTCTTGGTGGCGTCGGGCAGGGTCTTGCGCTTGAACTCCCCTCCCTCGAGCACGGTGTCGAGAACCGAGAGGCTCCCAAGCCGGTAGCGGTTGTGGGCCCGGAAGTCGCTCACGCTGCCCGTCTTGCAGAAGCGGTTCCAGGTGTCGGGCGCGGTCTGGAACGCGGCCAGCAGGATCTTGTGGAGCGCCTGCTCGAGGATGATCGGGAAGTCGCTGATCGAGTGCGCGCCGCTCACGCGTTGGGTGAGCGCCTTGCCGACCATCTGCATCTTCTCGCCGTGCGCGCCCTTGAAGCCGCTGCGCTCGAGGCTCGCGCGCGCGAGGTCGACCAGGCTGAAGCCTCGGAACTGCCCTGGGTCGAGCACCACGTCGGCGAACTTCTCGGGCGCGTCCTTCTTCGCGCGGGCCACCAGGTCGGAGAGCCCCGCCTTCGCGATCAGCCACGCCACCTGGGCGCGGGCGAACTTGTCGGCCGCGTCGTCGGTGATGGTGACGTGGCCGTCGGTGCGAACGGCGTCGGTCGCGGTGGCGAGCTTGTCGAGCACCAGCTTGCGCGCCTCTTCGATCGACGGGTTCTTCGCGAGCAGATCCGCGGTGAACTTCGGATCGCTCGAGTCGAGCTTCACCGAGCGGAGGATGGCGCCCACCCCTTCCGCGCGGGTGCGCTCGGCGGTGGTGGCGGCTTCGGTCGCGGCGCGGGCGGCGACGTCGATCCCGTTCTTCGTGGCGTCGGCGCGGGCCTTCTCGGCAAGGGCGGCGGCGGCGATCTCAGCTTCGGTCATGGCGTTGTCCTCGGGCTGCTCACTTCGGGTGACCACCTCACAGCGATTCGATTCGACCCGCTCGGCGCGGAAGCCCGCCCCGGCGTCGGCGCCGATGGGGCAGGGGGAAATCTCCATCGGCTCCCAGTCCACCACGCGCATCACGGGCACCTGGTTGGAACCGTCCTCAACCTTCACCATCTTGTGCACCCGGTAGCCCACCGAGACGTTCGCGATGATGCCGTCGCCGATCTTCCGGAACACCTTGTCGGCTTCGGGATCGTCGGCGGGCTTCGCGAACCGCAAGGTGGCGATCCCGCGCTTGCCGTCCACAGAGGCACTCTGCACCACCCCGAGCACCCCGCCGACTCCGCCCCAACTGGCGTGCGAATCCAGCACCGGCGCGCGGCCAGAGTTGAGCCGGCCCATGCGCACCGCGGCGGGCTCGAGAGAGAGCTCTTCGTCGAACGGCTCCCAGAAGCCCCGCCGCACCCGGGCCCCGGTGCTGAAAACCACGTCCACCGTCCGGGCCTCGACGTCGAAGCTGTCGAGCTTCACTTCGGCGCGCAGCTGGAGCGGGGGCGCGTCGCGCGTCTCGGTCCGCTCTTTCTGCGCTGCCCGCTTCTTCATTTCGTGGTGACTATCTCACGGTTTTGGAAACTGCAAAGCGTCTCGGCTGGATCCGCCGTGGCTACCCCTCAAGCGTCCGGCTCTTTCGCGGCGTCGTCCCCAGCTGGCGGCGGTGGCGCTCCGCCGCCGCCCTTCGAGAAGTTGCGCTCCTGGGTCAGGCCCGCCTGGCTCACCTTGCGCGCGTCGGAGTCGAGGATGATCCCCTTCTCGTCGAGTTTCTTCAGGTCCGCCGCGTATTCTTCCCAGTGATCGTCCGGGTCGAACCCCTGCTCGCGAACCATTTCGCTCGGGGTCATCGCGCCGGTACGCACCAGGCGCGCGAGGGCGAGGCCTTCTTTGTCCGGCTCGATCATCGGCATCGGAGGCGGGGTCCAGGTCGCCCCGGGCGCGTCCCCCGCTGGGAGTTCGCCAGCCACCTGAGCGGCCTCCATCGCCCAGCGCCACACCGGCGCGCAGAAGAGCGGCACCAGCACGCGCCAGCGCCACGCGTGGACGTTTCCGTAGAAGGCGATCCGGCTCATGCGCGCGCTCGAGAAGTTCACCTGACTGAAGTCCCCACTTAGATCCTCATAGGTGGTGCCGATCGACGCGGCCACCTGACGGAGGTTGATCGCCGTGTACGAGCCGTGATCATTCACGCCCGGCGGGTTGGCGAAGGTGATCGACTTGCCGGGCGGGAGGTATTCGAGCATCCCGGGCTCGAGGCCCTCGAGCAGATCCGCCGCGTCGCCTTCGACTTCGGCCCCGAGGTGCGGCGAGGTCAGCCCCTCGGTGTCCGTCACGAAGGCGGCGAAGCACGCGGCGATCTTCTGCCGCATCAGGGTCGCGTCGTCGTATTCGTCGAAGTCCTTGAGCTTGACGATCGCGGCGGAGTACCAGGACACGCCGCGCACCTGCCCCGGCCGCTCAGAGCGGAAGACGTGGAGCACATCCTCGGCGCGGACCCGCTTGCTGAGCAGGCTCGAGCGCGGCGAGACGACAAGGCCGCCAGAGCCCGGGTGCTCTTCGAAGAGCCAGTAGGCCCGGCGCCGGCCGAGGAGATCGAACTCGACGCCCTGGATGGTGGGCCCGCCACTGAGCCCGACGAAGCCGCCCTTGGTGATATCGAGGAAGTCGGCTTCAAGAACTTGCAGCTGCAGCGGGAGAGTGAGGCCATCGCTTGCGCGTCGCCAACGCCGGCGGATCAGCACCTCGCCGTCGGCCGCAATCGCTTTGATGATCAGCGCCTGCATCGCCGCGAAGGTACTCATCCCGTCGGCGTCGCATTCGGTGAGGTGGTTCTCGTCGGCGCCGCTCCACTTCTTCCAAAGCTCCTGGGCCTTCGGCGACGCCTTCGCCTTCGCAATCAAACCCCAGCCTACGGTGTTGCGCTCGATCACCCGCTGCCCGTTCTGGGCCCAGCCGTTGTTGCGAATCAACTCCCGCGCGTGCTCGCGGAGAATTCCGAGCGCACCGTGGTTGGCCATGTTCGCGTCGGTGGAGTGCCGCGGCCAGCCGGCGGTGCGGCGGCCCGGGGAGGCGGCTTCGAAGTGGCGCTGCAGCGTGAGCGCCGCCGCGCGCGCCCGCACCCGGGTGAGTGCCCACTTCGGCGCGATGGCGAGCAGCACGCGATCGAGGGCGTTCGGCTCGAGCTTCGAGGCCATCAGAACCCCTTCTTCGTCTGGGCGAGCCGGTAGGCCGGCGGCGCCGCGGTGGCGCGCTCCATCGTAGCGAGCAGGGAGCGCATCGCGTCGAGCGACTGGTACGTGACGGATCTCCGCGGCGGCCCGTCGTAGACGACCTGCAGCACGCCCGATGCTACCGCGGCTCTGAGTGCGTCGATCTCCGCCTGGGTCCACGTCGCCACGGTCACCTCTTCCGGTTGAGCCAACTATCACGCCTCGCGCCCCGCCCGCCAAGCCAGTTCCCGCGGCGGCCTGGAATGGGCGACGGCGCAGAGGTGTCGCGCGGCGGCCTACGGCCCGTCGCTGGGGACGTCGTGGGCGACGGACTGGTGCGCGCTCGAGCAGCGGCCGATAGCCGGTCGAGCCCGGCCACTGCGGCCGCCGCGCGCGCGTAGACCCGGCAGTCGAGGAAGTGGTTTTCGCGGCCGGGGATCAGTTGCCACTCGAGCAACACGAAGCCGCTCTTTTTCTGGTGCGCCACCAGGTGCTCGGCGGTGATCTGAAGGAAGTAGTCCTCGCCGTATTCGGGGAAGTGGCAGAAGCCCGGGGGTGCAGCGCCGAGCACGCCTTCGACGATCGGCCGCTCCTGTCGCAGCCACCCGTAGAACTCTGACTTCGCGATCCCCACGCCGACCGGCCACACCTTGTAGCCGCGGCCGATCTTCTTCCCGCTGGGCTTCACGTCGACCGACGACGGTGCGCCGACAAGCACCCGCGCGGTTGCAACGCCCTTCATCGCCACCACCCGGTTGAGCGGGTGGCGCATGGCCCAGCTGTAAACCGTCTGGGTGTTGTAGCCGGAGTCGATCCCGAGCAGGACGATCCCGTAGCCGATCGAGTCGGGCCCGAGCCAGGAGTGCGCGAGCAGTTCGTCGAGCCTTGCCCAAACCGGCTCCGCGGAGGTGTCCCCCGGAAACACGCCGGCGTCGATCGACCAGCTTTCGCGATTCTCGCCCCAGCCGACCACCTCCCAGACAAGCCGATCGCGTTGCACGTCAACCCCGGCAGTGAGGAAGAGAGCGCCCGCCGGCACAGTGCCAATCGGGTAGCGCTCGCGCCGATCGTAGAGCCGCCGCCACTCTGGCGCGTCGCCGCGATCCTTCCACGTCTCGCCGAGGGTCGTGTTGACGAAGACCTTCAGCTTCTCGGGTCCGCCCGCGTTCGCTTCGAGGAACTCGGCGGCGATGTGCCCCCACGTCACGTTGGGCCCGAAGCTGTAGGCGGCCCAGATGTGGAAGCTAGCGTGCCCGGTGAAGCGCTCGCGCGCGCGCCACTCCCCCCGCCCAACCATCGACCGCTTGTCCTTGTGTTCGATCACGCAGCCGTTCTTCGAGCAAACGAAGTGCGCGCCAGCGGGGTGCTTCTTCTCGAACTGGAAGAAGTGCCCACCGAGCTCGCCGCCTTCTTTGAAGACCAGGTGGTCGAAGTGGCCGCAGTGGGGGCAGGGAACGAAGAAGCGCCGCTGGTCTCCCTGCTCGAAGAGTTCGGCAATCCGACTGCGCCCGGCGATCCCCGGCGTGCTCGCCACGTAGGTTTTTCGATCCCAGTAGTAGGCGCTGCGCTGCATCCCGAGCTTCACCGGGTCCCCTTCGTTGCCGGCGCTCATCGGGTAACCGTCGGCTTCGTCGAAGATCACCACCTTGCGCGAGACGCGGCGGAAACCTCGAGCCGAGTTCGCGCCGACCATCGACAGCGAGCCGCCCGGGAACTGCTTGTGGAGCAACGTGTTGGCGGAATCCTTCGCGCTCGTCTCGGGCACCAGCGCGGCGAGCACGGGGCAGTCGCGGATCATCGGGGCGATCTCTTCTTTGCTGTAGCCCTTCGCGTCCTCAACCGTCGGCTGGACGATCATGATCGGGCACGGGTCCTGGTGCATGTAGTACCCGATCGTCGCGTTCATGATCTTCGTCGCGCCGATGCGCGCGGACTTCATCAGCGTCACCTGGCGCACCGCCGGCTCGGTGATCGCGTTCATCACGCCGCGCTGGTATGGGAGCGAGTGCCAGGGGCCCGGGTCCGCCGCCGACTCAGCGCTCAGGTAGAAGAACTCTTCGGCCCAGTCGGACAGATCGCGCCGCGGCGGTGGGCGCCAAAGCTCGAGCGTGTCAGTCGAGAGCTTCTCAACCGACGCCATTGGCCAGGTCTTCGAGAGCTTCCTCGACCAGTTGCTGAATCGCTTTCACCTGATCGATCGTCAGGTCCGGGATCCGATCCTTGATTCGGTGTGGGATGCCGAGGATCTTGTTCCGCGAGATCGTGACGATCTGCGCCCAGCGCGCCTTCACCTCAGCGGCCTGCACCAACTCCCCCGTGCGCTCCTGAACGTCGAGCCGCGCCAACTGCGCGCGAAAGCTCTTCTCGATTGCCGAGGCCCTGGCGAGGTTGACCGTATCGGTCGGCGCCGCGGCGGCCGCGGTGGGCCCCGGCGACGCCTTCGCCTTCGCGGCTGCGGCCTGCCCGAGGTTGCGCTGGTGCGCTTCCGAGGTGTTGTCCGCCCAGGCCTTGTCCGCCACCGCGGTGTCGATCAGCTTCTCAGCGTTGAGTTTGATTCGCCCACCGAGGAGCGCCTTCTGGACGGCGCGGTGCGTGGTGCCAGAGAGCCCGAGTTGAGCTCGGTGCCGGGCGTACGCGCGCTGGCTCACCAGGGGCACGCGCTACGTGCCGATCGGCCCGGGTGGAACTCCGGTCGGGTAAGGCTTCGGGGTGGGTCGGCTGACGTGCTCCTCCTCGCGCGCAGCTTCCTGTTCCACCTCGAGGCGGTCGTCCTTGCGAAGATTCCGGTAGCCCTCAAGCTCGGCGAGGAGGTCGCGCTTCTCGACCAGCAAGGCGGCGATCTGCTTTGTCGCGCCAGCGAGATCGACGCGGGACTGCTTGAGAGCCGCGCGCAACTCCGCCGGCGATGGGTGCTCGGCGGCGATCACGCGCTCACCTCGATCGCCCTCTTCCCGGTCAACCGTTGCCACCGCTCGATCGTGATCTGCGCGTTCGCCGGCTCAGCCTCACCGGCGTAGCAGACGCGATCGAGCTTCTCCGCGGCGATCAGCGTCGAGCCCGAGCCGGCGAATGGTTCCCAGATCTTCTGGCCGGCGTCGGTGCTGGCCTCGACGAACTCAGAGAGCAGCCCGACCGGCTTTGCGGCGTTGTGGAGCCGCTCGGCGCCGCTGGGCCGGTTCGCGCGAATCAGGTTCGGCTTGTTCACCACGCGGATCCCTGCCCTGTCCTGCCCCTTCATCACGCGCTGAGGTTGCAGGCGGTGCGCGAAGACCACCTCCTCGTAGGTGTTCGACCAGTTCGAGCCCAGCCCGCTCCTGCCCTTGTCCCAGACCAGCTTGTTCTTCAGGGTGAGCGCCGGCACCCGGGCGAGCGCGGTGTAGATCGCCCCCAGGCTGCGCCAGTCGCAGAAGCAGTAGAGGTGCGCGAACTCGCGGAGCACATCAGCCGCGGCTCGGAAGAAAGTCTCGAAGAACGGGATCACCATCTTGTCGTCGGCGATCGAACTCGAGACCCCGGAGCTCGAGCCGTAGATCGCGTAGGGCGGGTCCGTCACCACCGCATCGATCTTCGCGCCGTCGAGCAGCTGGGCGCGACACTCCGGCACCAGGGAGTCCCCGATCAGCAGCCGGTGGTGCCCGAGCGCGTAGAGCCCGCCCCGCTTCACCCACGGGGCAGGCGCACTGTCCGTGAGCGGTGGCGGTGCTTCCTCTTCGGCGTCGTTCTCGGCCGAGCCGCCCGTGGCGCCGAGGCGGCGCTCGAGGTCGTCGAGTTCGAAGCCGAGGAGCGAGAGGTCGAAGTTCTCGAGCTTGAGCCCGGCAAGCGCTTCGGCGAGCAGCTGGTCGTCCCAACTGGCGCCGTTCGTCGATTCGTTGTCCCATACCAGGAGCGCGCGACGTTGCACCGTGGTGAGGTGCCCGAGCACCAGCACCGGCACCTCGCGGAGCTCCGCCAGCCGCGCCGCCTCGAGCCGCCCGTGCCCGGCGATGATCTGGCCGGCGGAGTCGACCAGGATCGGTGAGGTGAAGCCGAACTCTTTGATCGCTCGCGCGAGGCGCTCGATCTGGTCTCGCGGGTGCCGCCGCGGATTCTTCGGATCCGGCTTGAGGCGCGCTAGTGGCCAGGACTCGAGGGGCACCCGGGCACCCTACCCGACCCGGCTACCCGGTAGCCACCACCGGATCGTTCAACGCTGCCCGCCCGATCAGGTCTCGACGGGAGGGGTCGCCATGGCCGCGCGGTCTACTCCTGGCGGCGACTCCCGGCAACCCCGGTTCCTACGCGCTTTTCGCGCCTTCGTACACC